GGTCTAAGAATCGCGTTCTTAATTTTATCTGAAAGTACATTCTCTTAATGCTGTCGCAAGGTATTTTGAACATTTACCCGAATACCAACTCACCACGAGTCTAAGAGCGGATTACCTTATGAGCTTCGAAGTCACTCATTGTTCGGTCAATCCCATAGAGAGATAATTAGTCTCTCTACTTTCCATTTTCAATTTGTCAAAAAACTTTTGTCCCGAAAGACATAATATATATATACACAAAAAATCCCAAACGATAGGTTTTTTATGCTATTTTATTTTTTTTATTGTTTGTTTCGGTACGAACCAAATTCGGCCCATATTATCCTTAACTCTGATATGCCCCTTTAAAGTAGAGTTACCTGCTTCATTAACTAACTCATCTTTATAAAGAATACCATTTGCTGTTGGATAGTCTTTTATAACCTTATATTTCATAATGTCCATCCCATTATTATAAAGTGGAAGAATAGATATCCCACCAAAATAATTAATCCCATTTTTAGATAATCAAAAAGTTCATCTTGTTTGGTATACTTAATTCTTTTTGGTTTCTTCTCTACTCTATCCCACTTATTCATTTTTATTCTTCCCAGTAATAATACTTGTATAGCTGGGTAGTGTTTTCAGTAGAGTAACTTACTACTATTTCGTATGTCATTTTATTCCTCTGCTGGTTTATCAACTAAATCTTCTTTCTTAGCTGCCTTTTCTGTTTGTATTTCAGCGACAAATTTCTTTTTCTTACCACCATCGTACTCGTAAGCGTGTCCTTCATTGATCAGTATATCATTAATACTAACCAATCCATCAGATGATTTATCAACATTTTCTGATACTTCGTGTCCTACTGCATCTGGTGAAACAAATATCTCACCCAATACTCTACCGAACTTACCAGTTCCATGTGAAACTATCTTGAAAGTACCAGCCTCTAATAACTCTTTGTTACGAGCTTTGGCTGCTAGTCCTTTTTTCTTTTCATCTAAATCACGAGTTCTACTTTCCCAAGTATCAATACCCATATATCTAATTCTTTTTTTAATTTTTAAATCGAAACCCAAATCAATATAACAATCGATTGTATCTCCATCTAAAACTTTAACAAGTGTGCCGTTATACTCAAACGACGCTGGTTTCTTTGCCATTTTATTTCTCCTATACCGATAAGAGAAATAAGTTTCCCCTATCGTCTCGGTGATAACATGCTGTCAGCACCTATTTGTTTAGCTACTATAATTATATCATCATCCCATTTGGCTTCTTCTAATTTCATTAAAATTTGTGTGGCCCTTGAGGATGTAATACTCTTACTATAAATATTACCATCATAAGAATAACCACTATCTGACTTTGATATCTGATGTAAAGCTTCTTTTACTCTTTTAAAGTCTAAGTATGCCTGATATCCCATTCTTGCTCCCTTTGCAGTAGAACCTTCTCCGTTTAACATTACGCAGTACTTATCAAAGCCTGACCATTGTTCCATTTTCATTTTTCATTTCCTTTTCGGTTTTTGATTTAAAATAAATTTCATCATAACACCCCAAACACAATTGACCTACTCCTCGAATATAACCTATTCTAAATTTTATGTGTTCTTTCAAATCAAAGATACTATCAACTCCACAAGTTACACATTTATCTTTCATCTTTCTTGTGCCACGGATACTCTAAAAAAGTTTTGCCCGTTGGTTCTTTGGTTTCCCAATCTATATGTTCCTTATTTTCAGGATTATAATCCTCGAATTTTCTTCTGAATACAGTTTCTCCACCATCTGGTGATTCATATATCCAATCGTCATTTTTCCCATTTACTATTTCTTCTGCTAACCTCTGTGATTCCAATACTGCCTCTACATCTCCACCAATTGGTAATCCATCTGCTGTCATTTCTCTGTAAATTTGATTACTAAGTTCTCGTACTTTACCACCAAGTTTTAAATCATTTGGTGTTGATTTTATTTCATTATTTTTAATATAAGTACCTTCACTTCTTAATGCTGATGTTACTAATTTTGTAATTGTATCTCTTGCAGTTTTTGATTCAAAATTTAATTCACTACCAACTAAATCTTCTAACACACCTTCTATTATCCTTTTCATATGCACTCCCATAGTTTGTGTTAGTTCCCTTTCCTAAAAATGCGAGGTGATACCAATAAAGGGGAATGATACCACCTCTGAGAGAGAGGAACTAACCTCTTTTTTTCAAATCTTTTTTCATCTCTTTAATTCGATTATGTCGTTTAATCAAATAGTCAAGACGCTTTAAATTGGATGTAGGATACACACCTTGTTTTAGTTTCCTTACAACATTTTCAATATAAGTCAATCTTACATCTTCGTTCATAAACAAATCTTGATCTGTAAGTTTGTCCAATTTCTTTTTTAGGGTTTTATCCATTATTTATTATCCTTATAATAAGTAGTTAAATGATATAGAAGAAACCACTATTTAAAGCGGTTTCTTCTTTGATACTAATCTTAGAGATTAGCGTTTTCGATTTCTTCTTCATTGAATAAGTCATCAGAACTTCCATCGGAAACATACTTCTGAACGAGCTGTTTCACATAAGTTCTCTCGGACTCCATTCCACCATCCTCAGAAAACTGAGGGTAAACCGTAACTTCAGCGGCTTCATCTAAACCAAAACCATCATAGAGTAATCCTGCGATTTCCACAGAAGTTCTCGTGGAGATTCCATTGGAGATTCTACCACTATCGTTCTTAGACTCGGAACGAGTTTGATGGGCGATTTCTGAAACAGACTTTAGTAAGTCAGGATCGACATGAGGAAACATATAAGTCAAAAGACCATATTCTTCTTCATCAGAAAGAACATCCATTTCTACGATAGTGAATCTATCCATAAGTGCTTTATCCATAACACGAGTAGAAGTGTATTCGTTACCGATATTAGCGGTCGCGACGAATGTAACACCTTCAGCGACAGGTACGGTTTCAGAACCATCTGATTCATCAATTCTCAAATATCTTTGACCACTATCTAAAACGGTCATCAGAATATTCCAAGCGTCTGGATGAGCTCTTGATAACTCATCAAGTAGAATCACAGCGTTTGGTGTCTTGATTGCGGTAACAAACAATGATTCAGAAAAGTAAGTTCCTTTCTTCTTATCAAAGTGAGTATTACCAATTAAAGTTGAACGAGGATCTTGAGTCGCTCCTAAGTTAAAGTAGAAGTCAGGTCTATCCAAAGCGTTTACCAATGACTTAGCTGCCATTGTTTTACCACAACCAGCGGGTCCTGTCATCAGAAGATTCTTTCCACGAACCGCTCCTCTAACCAAATATTTCCAATTCAGTTCTTTCATAACCAAACCTTTAGGTTTAAGTTGATAAGAACTATGAATGAAATTCAACATTTCAGCGTGGTCTGATGGAACATCAACTGATGAAACATCAATGACAGGAGCTGACATCTCGTCAAATTTACTCATTGGAACTTTCCACCAATAAGTCCTATCATTTTTTCCACTTCGTTTTTCCAAACACATACCAGCTTCATAAGCTGATTTCCTTGTGGAAGTTGAGATTTCTGAGGTAAGTTTATTACCATCAATATCCCAAGCGTTATATCGGTTACCCGACATCTCTATTTTTACTATTGTATTATTCATAACTTTTTTTTCCCTTTATTAAGTTAGTTAATCTCTCATTTCTCATACCTGATCTTACAACAAAAAGTGTATATAAGTCAAGTCTTTTTTTCATTATTTTCAAAATAATTTAAATATTTCCCAATACCATTAATAATCCGAATACAAAGAATATCCAAACCATTGTTAAAAATTCTGCTATTGTATAAAGTAAGTTTTTCATTTAATTCCCTTTGATTATATTTGATCTTACGAATAATTTTTGTAAAAGTCAAGTGTTTTTTTCACTTTTTTTAAGTTTTTTTTCATCTTCTATACCAATGTAATCTACCATTACTCGATTGGTAGGTTTCCCATCCACATTTTTTCCATATACATATCCAACTATATTCCTCTCGTCTTACTTGTGTGGGTTTCATAGTCCAACCACAATTACAGGTCGGACTATGTTTATACCACTTTGAGAGAAACCATTTAATCATTAATTCTTTTCCAAGAATTTCTTGTTCATAGTTCTTGAAACTGCTGTTACAGAAGTTATATCGATGTATTGAGAATCCTTACCATACATTTTTTTGAAATCACTCATACTTCTATCTCTGTCATAATCTGAATCTCCAACGAAATAACTCAAAACTTTGATTCCACGATTACGAAGTTCCTTAACCATTTTCTTGGTATGGTTGGTAGCTGTTCCGTGATAATAATCTAAGTCATCATTTTGAAACATCGGCATCCCATCGGAAAAATTTAGGAAGTATGATTCTCTATCTTTCATACCTTCAACCATTTCATCCATAACTGCTTCGTAACATAGACCTTCAGGAGTAGTTCCACTTGGTTGTAGATACTTGAAAAGAGTTTTTACTTTAACCAAACTATCCTTACGAGAATCATAAGCGATTAACATAATTGGTCTGTAAGTAGAACTTCTACGAGTATGACCACCACTATTTTGTGTGGAACGGAAACTCACAACCACATCTACACCTTCAATCATATCAATTGCTTTTACCATAGCGGTTACAGACTTCATTGTGTTAGTCCACTTTGAACCACCCATAGAACCACTCGCGTCTACTGAGATGTGAAGGAAAGCGTCTGGAAAAGTATCAACAAAAGTCTGTTGGAATACATCAGTATTTCCAAAACCTAACTCAGAAATTAATCTCTTGTCGATTCTTCCTGTGTTCTTTCTTGTATACTTGGTATCTCTTGATTCAGTTCTAACGGAAAGTTTTCTACCAAGAACTTGTCCAAGTCTTAAACCTTCTTTTACTGCTTCTTCTGTATCTTCTCTATACCAACGAGAAGTACTAATCATTCCAATAGTATCAGAATCAACCAATGCTTTATTGAAATTCTTAACCAAGATACACTTGGTAGACTTTACACTTCTACCATACTCAGAATCTTTCTTGAGGTCTTTACCAACTTCCTTATAAGACATTCCACTTTGGTCAATAGAATCAATAGCTTGTTTGTCTTTCTTAGAAAGTTTGTTCTTTTGGATATCTCCATCCATAAATTTCTTTTGTTTCTTGATTGCGTTTTCAAGAGTTTTCTTCTGTGCGTCTGATAGAGTATTTAGAGAAGTTGGTTTGGAATTACTTTCTTTCTTCTTAGACTCAGGTAAATCCATACCACTTGTATCAACTGCGGAACCACCACTTTGACTTTCTTCTGATTCACCTTTCTCGATAGAATCAAGAAGTGATTCAAATTCTGTATCAGTAATCTCACGAGATTCTTCTTGACCACCACTCTTAGGTGATGAACCACTACCCTCAGTAGATTCTTCTGAATTACCACTTCCATCTTGTCTATCATATGATGTATTACCATTGTCATCAGTTTTCTCAACACCATCAGGAAGGTTGTTAAGAATAACATTGTAAATATCAAGTGCGGTATTGAAAGCTGATTCAGTATTGGTTAGTCGAGAAACATTCTTAATATCAAGAACTTTCCAAACATCTCTTAAACCATTAAGTTTAGATAAATCAGTATTTTTATTAGTAAGGTTGATAATACGGAACATATAAGAATCCATATTTTCTTCGGTGTACTCATCAGTACCAAGTGCTTTATCAATTACTTTTGAGTAAAAATACTTGTCATACATAGAATGATAATACCCCTTATATCCTGGAGCGTTAGAAAAGATATGAAAATCAATTCTCCTATCTTCTACATAGTTAAGTAAATTTTTAACATAAGACATAACATCATTTTTAGAATAACCTTTTTTCTTACTACGAATAAAGTATTCTTGTGGGATGTTATTTTCTAAATTCTTTAAGAAATCAAAATCAGAAAGTTTGATATGACTTCCTTCGTGAAGTGCTAAACCTACGGTTGAATCAAATAGTTTGTCATCTAACTTAGATGAGATAACTACTTTTTTACCATCAGTATAACTATCTCCTGTCGCGTTGAAAGTAACAGGAACATCTTGACTCGTTACGATATTAACAAAGTTAGCGATTGCTCGTCTGTAAGACGCTAATTGAATTAGGTCAGGACCTTTGGGTTTATTATCCTCATCATCAAAAGTTGATGTGGTATCCCAATCATTACCTAACCAAAAAGAACTATAATTGTTCTTCTTATTAAGATTACCAACAGAATACTTCTCACGAAGTGCCATTGGATTAAAGTGTTTGATTTTGTTCATATTTTCTCTCTCATTCATACTTGATCTTACGAAGAATTTGCGTTAAAGTCAAGTCTTTTTTTCATTTTTTTTAACTTTTTTTGTAAATTGTTGATGAAATTTATTTAGATATACCCTTTGTTTTTTACTTAAATACGCTCTTCTTTTGACTTGATTCTCTATGGAATCCAAGAACATATCCTTTCCATACCTATAATCAGGTAAATAGTTACATTTATCTAAAAGAACACGAATTGATTGTACCTTCTTTAGAGTTTTCTCAATATATTCTAATCGTTTTATTTGATATTCTGGTTTGATGTGTTTTGAGTAAGTTTTAACAATCTTGGTAATTGCTGATTCCATTTTATATGTAATCTTTCTACCCTTTACTAATGCCCCATGCATACTACGAATAAACTCGTGATATGAGTTGTAATTATCTTCTGTAATATATGTCTTATCATTAAGTATATGTTCGAGTTGTTGAATTCTTCGACCATATTTTTTCTTATTTATTTTAACACCACGAGATGGAATCAATTCAATATGCTGTGGTTTCTTTTTCATACTTGATCTTAACACGAAAAACCTATACAAGTCAAGTGTTTTTTTAATTATTTAACTATTTTTTTAATCCAACTCGTGTCGAGATAGGTTTTAGTTGGTTTACCAAGTAATGCATCATCTACGCCATCACACACACCCATCCATTCTTGATGGTCATAATCATGACCTCCAATAAAACCACCATTTTTAACCTTTGGTATAAATAATTCTACATCTCGTTTCACACCCGCATATGAATGGTCACCATCTATATAAATAAAATCAATTGAATTATCTTCAAAATTATCAACAACATTATAACTATAATCTTCATATTGGATAATATTCTTACATAATCTTGTATTGGTTTTAAATTCTTCTTTAACAAAATCCCAATCATATCCATAATCTACCATGTGCTGTTCGTGTCCTTCAAATGGTTCTATCGAATGTATCTCGTTAAAGATACCAATAGAATTAAACAATAGAATTGATTCTCCCATATAACTACCGATTTCAATCATATTCCACTTCTTTTTATCTGCGTAGGTATTCCAATCTCCCCATAGGTCGTTTAGCATATGAATAAATCCAACAAAATATTTATTGTAATCGTGGTATCCATCCATCCACCATTTAGGATCTGGATTAAATCTCTGTGTGTATAAATTTTTCATATGGTATTCCTATCACACCACAATTCATCAGACATTTGAACATCTCGATTTGATGTTTCAATATACTCCCATGCCAAACTAAATCGTGTATCATTTGATTTATTTTTATAACAACCATGTACCATATTGATATTAAAAAATACTGCATATGGTGATTTTAACTCCAAATCAATTATATTGTAATCCTTTAACAATTTTTTATCAATCCACTTCACATATGGTATTTCACTTTCTAAATCATGTGGAAATATACCTTGATTGTGTGAATCTTCAACTACTCGTAAACAACCATTTTCTTTCGTGGTATCTTGTAGGTAAACTGCGCAACTTACTATCTTTTTTGGATTACCATTAAAGTAATAATTATCTTGATGCATAAATGTAGATTTTCCTACTCTTGGAATCATCGGAAAGAATTTACTAATATAAACATCAATACTATCCTCTGTATTTAATAATTCTCTTGCCTTATTTACTAATGTGGGATGGGATGCTAATTTTAAAAACTCTGGTTCAAAGTTACATGCACCCTCAATTTTATTTAAATTATTTTTTCCATTCCAAGAGTAATATTCACTATCATTTTTTTGGGAATCTATATATCGTTGTTCCGATACACTTAAATAATGTTTATGTTCTTCTTCTGTAAGAAAATCATTTACTATTTCATAACCTTGTTTCATTTCTTATTATGTATCAAGTCTAATGCCAATCCATGACTAAATCTCCCAGCCTTAGGACCTCCATTAACCCTTCCATCACTTTCACCAGGCACCTTTACCCACAAGTAAGCATCTACTATTTCATCACAAGTTTGTGTGGTTGGATATTCACCAATTGAACGACCAAACGGATTGAAATGTTCTGAATTAGCTCCATTACCATTTCTTGAGGTGTCTATTACAAAATGAGTATTATTAAGTCGTTTTGAAATCTTCTTTCCATATTCATAACAAGTTGTAGTGGCATAATAGTTACTCGTGTTTAGTGCAAATCCTTTTACCTTGTGAATATCACATAATCCTAAATAACTTACTGCCTTAGGAACACTTAACCATTTTGGGTGTCCTATGTCTATATAAACTGATGCATTTGTCCTACTTAACAACTCAATACTTGCCTTAATCAACCTCATCCTATCCAACCCATCAACCACACCCATTTGTTCCATGTGTGGAATACAATCAGGTTCGTATATTACGATTGGTGATTTATCTCCAAGTGAACTACAAAACTCTTGTATGAATTCCAAGTATTCATCATCTGAATCTGCACCACCTTTTGAATGATGTCCTAAATCTCTGTATGGTATTGAATATATTACCAATACTGGTAAATATGGATGTGCCCGTTTGAGTAATCTTTGTATGGAATGTTTGGTTTTCCTAATTGTTCTCTTAGGCCCAACTCCATACCAAAAAGCTATGGGTTCTTTTGTAATTTCTTTTATTTGTGGATGTTTTTTACAAACATCTTCTCTACTATTCCAATCTGGATAATAAAACCTATAATTCATCTTTTAATTTTTGGTCATTCTCCCAAGTATCCACGTTTACAATGGTGTAAATTCGTGTATGAATTTTATTTAATCCCTCATCATTTACTAATAATAGGGTGTTCTGATATTCTTCCCAAGGTACAGGAAATGTCTTATCCAATACACCATTATTCTTTTCTCTGATAATCTCATTTAATGAATTAATAGTATAAAGTGTATTGGTTTGTTTCTTTCTATGAAGTGCTATCGTATCTATACCTTCGATAAAATTATCTTGATTCTGTGGTATATTATATGTACAGATTAACGAATGGTGGTCATCCTCATTTTGAAACACATAAACTTTATTGAATACAATATCGTGGCACTCAATGATTAAGCCTACGGTTTCGTAGAGTCTGTTTCGTTTTGTGAATGTACATAGTAGTTGTGTTCTCATCTAAACTTCCTGACCTAATGTATTATAGAATTCTTGTCTATAATAACGATACTCCTGTTCATCTCTTTTCTTTTCGTAATCTTTATATGCCTTTGACCTTTTACCTGCCTTGGTAATTTTACCATTCTTTCCAACTGGTAATTTCTTATCTGTAAAAATTGGATTACCAGATTCATCCTCACCAGTTTTGACTTTTTCCGTAGTTGGTGGTGGATTATCTACATTCCATTGTTTCATTTGTGAGTCAACCTTCTTTTTCATCTGAATACCAGTAGTCTTTCCACCAGCTGATAATTTTTTAATCTTTTCTTTTGCTCTATCAAGTCTTTGTTTTTCAGGTGAATCTACAATTCCTTTTCTGTGATTATCCAAAGCCTCATCTACTATTTCATTAGTAGCTTTGTCATCTTTAAGTCTTGTAACCAATCCCTTAGATACAATTGCATCTACCAAACCTTGTTTCCCTTTACCTCTACCACCACTACCTCGTGCTGCCTTATATCTTTTTGCTGCATCTTTATATGATTTGACTGATTTATCTTGTTTTACTTCACCCGTATCTTCATCAACATAAAGTCCCCAAGTTTCAGGCTTATTTTCTAATGGTCTTATAGCATTTCCACCCTCACCTCTTGCGTAAGTAAGGTCTACCTTTTCACCATTATCTAATGTTACTTGTTTTTTCTGAGTTCCATATCTTGATATCTGCTCGTCCTCTGAAGCTGTTTCATTATACGCATAAACAAAAGCATCCACTTCATCTTTGTTCATTTTATTTAATTGTTCTTCAGTTGGATGGGCTGCTCCACTTTCAAATTGTGATCTCCAAAATGCTCTTTGTTCGTTCTTTTTATAATTTTTAAATTTATTTTCAGCTTCTTTTGATTCCCATTCTTCGTCTGTCATATTCAATATTTCTTCTAAATCTGCTTGAATTGCTGGATTTTCCTTTGAAGATTTAAACTGATTAATATTCGTCTTAGTAAACATCCAATTACCAGGTTCATCTTTTCCACCATTATCCAATGATACTATATGGTCTAATTGCATATCTTGTAATGGAACAACTTCTTTTGTTATAGGACATACCCCACCAGTTTCCAAATAGGCCTTTAAAACATTTTGATACCTAACTCCCTTTTTTGATTTACCAGCATATGGATGTGGTTGACCTGATTTCGAATGTCCTTCTGGATATACCATATCATCAGGATAATTACCTGTTACTGCATTATCAGGTGGGCCTCCTTTTGTTGATACTGAATTATATAATTTTGTAAACTCTGGACAATTCTTTTTTCCTTGATGGACACCACGAGTAGAAACCTTACCACTCGTTCCACACAATTCTTCTCTAAGGTCGTCATCCAACTTATTTATTGTTTTATTGTTTACTGCACCGTGTTTATTTACTAAATCTTGTCTCCGTTGTTTTTCTTCCTTAACCCAAGCATCAAATCCTTCAGGTGTATTAATTGTTTCTAAATAATCGGAATACTTTCGTGCATCTTCCTCATTCAACGAACTACTACCAGCCTCATCTGTAATAGATTTTTCTCTTGAAATAAGATCAACCATCGTTTCCATCCGTTTGGCCTTTGATGACTCTTTAGATGATTGTTCTTTTGTTGGTTGTGTTACATTAGCACTTTCACTTTCACTTTGACCTTTACCTGATTTTTGTGATTTTTTTTGTTTCTCTTTTTCTTTTTTAGCTTGAATCGCCTTTTTTGAACCAGGATGTTTTTTAATATAATCTGCCTGTTCTGGTGGTGTTAACTTTGACCACCAATCTTCTTTTTTATCTTCCCTTAAATTACCAATAAATTCATTCGTGGCATTTTCTTTCCAACCAAATTTAATCAATGATTCTCTTAAAAACTGAAGGTGTGTTGGATTCTTTAAATCTGGTGCACCACCTTTACATTTGTGTGAAAAATCTTTTAATATTTTATCCCAATTTTTCATAATCTCTCCGTTATATCAACCATTTCATGGTAGTTAGTCCCCTTACCTGTTTTAGTAGGAAATAACCCATTACTCTCAATAATTTTTTTAACTTTTTTCAAAAACTCAACTCCATCTTCTAAGTTAAAGTCGAATAGAAAAGAATCATAACTATATAATATTAGCTTACTCTTATATTGTTTCATAAACGGTATAAGATTAGTTAGTATCTTCATATTATTTTCAGTTTCCATTAATTGAATCATATAATTAAATATCTTATTACGATTCATATCGGCCTGATTTTTTCTATATATCTTCTTACTATAAATATCAGATTGTATAAATTTTTGATTTTTATACAATTTCCAAGTATTATTAATATAAGTATGTACTTTTTCAAAGAATGGGTTAGTTTTTATCACTTCAGGAGGAATATGACCATATAAGTACTTAAAAGACCTATTTTTAGACTCTTGATAATCACATCCGTAAAATTCTCCCATATGTTCGTGAACTGAACCACTTGGAAATGAATAATTTAACAAATTTCCAATCAATCGTAAGTGATATGCATCATAGTCAAACTCAACTAACATACCTTTTTCAAATCTACTACAAAATGGTTTTCTCGATTCATCTGATTTGTTTAGGGCTGCAAAATTGATACCACCGAACCTATTACTTGGTCTACCTGTACTCGTATATGGATTATACTCTGAATATACTATTTTATCATTATGTCTTAGTCCAGCACTTTCTATATAGGTTAGATTATCAATTATTTCATCATTATATTCTTGATGAACTTCCAAATCAATATATTTTTGATATTCATTAGATAGTTTTCTACATAATTCTAAATGTTTCAATATAGGAATTACACGATTAACATTTTTTGTCTTATAATATTTTCTATTAAAATAATCGTGTGAATTTGTGGTAATTTCCTCAATTGGTAATGATTGATTGTATTCCATATAATATTGTAGGTTAATATCCACAACATTATCCCATTTTGCTATATGATTGAATTGTTTTTTATCGTAAACATATTTCTTATGATCTGAATTTAACTTGTTAAATAATGATACATCGAGATTTGTTGATTCTCCGTGATTAAATGGCAAAATATACTCATCACCATCTATCAATTTAATATAAATGGCACACAATGTGTTTTCTAAAGTATGTAAATTAGTATCAGATAATATTGGAATTATAATACAATCTGATTGTCTGTATTTCTCTAAAAAACTCTCAAACTCCGTTGGGTTTTCTATTATCATTATAACCTATTTTATTTTTTCACTTAAACTTTTTTATAGTTTCGTGGAATGGATTAAACCACTCCAATACCTCTTTTTGACTACGATAACACTTTAACAATTCCGTTTTTTTATTTATCATCTCACTTGTTAATTTTTTTCCTCTAGCAAAACACCATAATTTTTCAGGTCTAAGATGTGCCAGTACATCATGACATGCCCGATGTCTTGGATGTCCATATTCACCTTGAACATTGTGAGTTACTATCTTTTCATAATCCCTTTCCCTCAATACTCTTAATAATTCATATATCAACTTCTCTCTAAAATAATCTTCCTTACCTTTATATCCTGTCCAATGTTCATATTCGTGAATACCAATAAATCTCATACTATCCAAAAACTCTCTCCGTCTGATATCGTTATGATATTCATCTAAAACCACTACTTTATATTCATTCGGGTGGGATAGTAATTCAGCTCCCCCAAATAACGCTTCATCATCTGGATGTGCCACAATCATTATTTTATTAATATCATTCACTATAATATACCTCACAGTTTGGATGTTCTTGTAAAAATGAAGCAGGAACATCAGAAGTTATATCTCCATTTACTGCCCTCTCTAAAATTTCTTTTTTATGACTACCATGTACCACTAAATAAATTCTTTTGGCTTTCATTATGGTTTCTATTCCCATAGTTCTTGCCTGAGTAGGTACTTCGTCTATTGAATCAAAAAATCTACTATTATCTTTTATAGTGTTTTCTGTCAAATCAACTATACGAGTTTTTGAATCTCTTGGTGTTCCTGGTTCGTTAAATGCTATATGACCATTCGTTCCAATACCAAGTATCTGTATATCAATACCATCAGAATTATCAATCATACTATCGTAATAAGGAAGAAGTTTTTCTGTTGGGAAATGATTAGAATGAAATGTTAAATTACCAAACAGATGTTTTCTCATAAAGTAATGGTACGATTGTGGATGGGTTTTTTCCAACCCTACATATTCATCAAGATTATAAGTGAGAGTACGAGAAAAATTTGTATCTCTCATTTTAGATAATTCCTTATAGATACCAATGGGTGTTGAACCTGTTGATAATCCTAATACGGAAAACTCGTGATGTTTTACTAAATCACGAATATTTGATGCTATCAAATGACATACTTTTTCATAGGTATTACTCTTAATCCTCATTCAAATAAATTTCACTCCATAACTTAGTGGTTTCAGGAAATGATTCCATCATAATTGTTTTTAATGCTCTTGCATATTCTTGTATTTCTACCTGTGATGTTGGTTCATCTCTTAATTCAATAAAGTTCATTACCGATTGAAATGATGCTGTCCACCAAACTTGTGTGTATTGTGATAATGGTAATACGATACGAGCCTGTTCTTTTGCCATTCCAGCTTCAATCATCCTATCGTAAGTCATCTCGACTTGTCTCATATACTCGTTGTAAAAAGATGTCATTCTCTTTTGTTGTAAATCATCCAATACACCATCACTAGCCTGTTTGTTATCCTCTGATTGTTTTCTCCACACTTCAGGATAATAATAATCTTCAACCTCAACATACCGACCACTTATCTCATTCCAAGCATGGTCTTTACTGGCACTTGATGATGTGGTTTCTATCCCAACAACATGCTTATACCATTGTCTCATCACGAATTCAGGTGCCTTGATAATCACCATAATGTGTTGATGTCTAAATGGACTAAAATGTTTATGTTTGATTAAGAACTTGGATAATCTTTTATCCTTGTTGGTAAATTCTTCTGAACGACCACCAAATGATACACGAGCTGCATTTACAGGTGTTAAATCGTCACCAAGAGTATCAACTAATTCTATGTATCCCTTATCCAATACATCAATTTTCATTTCTTCTCAACTCCCTACCATGAATGTTTCTGATTTCTTCAGGTGGTTTATGTTCTATTATTTCATAACCAACTTCTCTACCATAATTAATACTTTCTACATCAGGAATAATCATCACCTTTACCTTACCCTCTAATATCTCATCACGATATTCTTCAGACAAGTGCCCCATTATTTCTTCTGCTATAAATTCATTTTCTTCATCAGGATCATCTAAAGGACAATCACGAATACAAATCAATATATTCTTTCCCTTTTTAAGTTGCTGGTCAAATAACCATCTATGACCATCGTGTAATCCTTGCCATCTACCTACAAACATTGAGTATTTCATCTACGCACTCCTTAACTGATTTATTTGTTGTGTCCATATCTATAAAATTTTCGGTTGGTGGTTCATAATTATCCACAAAATATTCTTCTCTACCACGAATTTCTGTTGTATGGCAATAAACTTGATAAATATCTTGACCTCTTAATTCTTCTCGTAATTTTTTATAGGGTGAAACCAATGAAACTAAAACCCTATAACGTTTGTTATGTAAAAATCTTGCAATATTTTGAGCAGTTTTGATGTTATTCACTCTACCATCAAAATTGTAATTTTTATTACTGAATATTTCTCGGATGTCATCTCCATCAATATGAACACATTGATGTTTCCAAAACGACCATTGTTCTTTTAATGCCTTACATAATGTTGTTTTACCACTGCCAGGTTGGCCTGTGAACCATATAACCATTTACTATAACCTTTCTAATATATATCTATCTAAAATTTCAAAATGTAGATTAATATGCACCTTGACCACTATTTTGAGATGGTGGTGCACTTGTAGTTGTACTTGGTGACGAAGTTGATGGAGTAGATGATTTCTTTTTCCTTTTCCTTTTCCTTTTCTTTTTCTTCGGTTCTGATGATACTTCATCTGATGATACTATACCTTTAAGTTTTTCAGCAAGTTCCTCTTTTGTAGAAACACTTTTACCGATATAACCCTCTATTGGATTTAATGCATATTCTAATGAGACAAATCCTTTAAGTACTGCATTGTTTATCTGTTCTATGTTTTTCTTTTCCATCAATTCTTTATTATCACTAAGAGTCCACTTTAATTGTGTTTTTGTATATAATGGTGTTACTTTTGTAAAGTCTGGTTTTTCTATTTCAAATATACGAGAATTTGAACGATTTACTTCTTTAGCAAAATATCGTCTAGCCACCCCCACCTTACGATGTTTATTCGTAATCTTAAAAACAAATTCACTTAAATAGTTATATCCTTTTGCATTTGGTTTTGCATCCATATATTGACCAAAAACCGTATTACCTCTCACTCTGTTTATAATCAAAGAAGTCTTATCATGTTTTTCACCCGTCATATAAATTTCAGTCTTTCCGATTCTTGAATAATGAATATGATAGGATTCACCAACAGGAACATTTGCCCCATCTTGATATGTAAAATCTCCATATCTCTCAACCACTCCAGCATCATGTATAACTCTGTCTGTATTTTCATCAGATATCATTTTATTTAAATCATAAACTTTTGAAAGTCTATCAGTTAAAATAGTCTGTTTTGAACTTTCAAACAATCCCTTTAATGATGATAAGGCATCACCATACACTTTATTAAACATTTTATTTGCTGATTTTTTACTCTTTATTCTTTTCTTTCTAGCCATCACTATCTCGTTTATCTTTATAAATCTTATTCATTGCTACTCTCGGTTGACCTTTTAAATTCATACTCCATCCTGCAGAAGAAACCGTATGACTTAAAGTTAAAGTCTGAAATACAACATAGTCTTTATATCTTTGAGTTATATAATCAACATGGAAAGCATTTCCAGGTATGATACCACCACACCCATCTATCACTATTTCCAATTCTAATGGAATTATAGGATCGACTACTATTTCTTCTCTTTCCTCATCACTCAAATCATCTGCATTACCATGTATATAATCTAACATAGTTCGTCTAAACAAAACATTAAAAGATGAATCACTTGACAATTCACCTTCTTGATTGTAAAGAGAAAAAAATTCACTATCATCTCCTGGCCACCAAGGTCGAGATTTAGTAAATGTTTGTATTGGTGAAGTTTTAGCTAATTTTCCTGTACCACCTGCTGCAGCTTTAAAACGCTGTTTTGCCTCTATACCAGATGCTGTCTTTTCTTCTTGTTGTTCTTTTGCAGCCGCTTGTCTTTTTTTATCATCTTCGGTCATCTCATCTTCATCTCGTTCTTCGTACCACTTGATTATATCTTCTAAAGTAATACCTTCAAATGCTATTCCCCTACCCTTTCCAAAGTTATTTTCTGACGGTATGTTAGTCGCTCCATTTTCATCACTTTTTATTGTTATACCATCATCACTATCTCCGTATGGGTTTTTACTACCAAAGGGATTTTCAGTACCCAATCTATTTGCCATACTTACTGCTGGTTGTGATTTATCTTTACTACCAGGATTCTGTACCTCTGATACTGCCCTTGATTCAATTGGAGCGTTATCAGGTTCTTCACCTTCTTTAGCAGTTCCAGCATACATTGCAGATACTGCCATAGAACTTGGTACTTTTGAATTAAGAGTTTGAGATTTAACAATACTTTTCTCACCCCAAGATGGAAAGGTAAATAATTTACTTTCTGGATTTTCTTTACCTACTCTATCTTCAAGTAATGTTTGTGCATTTTCAGGAGTTGAATTAACATCTATTACTTTAACATTACCATCAATATATGGATCCATTACAACTTCAAATTTCCAAAATCCATCCACATCTTTATTAATCTCATCAAATAAAAGTTGCATACCCTCTCTTAAAGTATTTGCATTTTCAAATGCGGTTGTTATCAAATCATATGATATTAATATGTTTCTTATATACCCACCATCAGTCCAATTTCCTTCATTTATAGCAAATCTTCTATAATAACTATGATCCTGTGCGTACTTTGAAACCTCTTTTACGAATTCTTCATTATTATCGGTGAGATCCATTGCATCTCTTGCCACTTCAGTTGCTGGAAATTGTCCAGGTAAAATCCACCTTTTCATAAATGGTGTGTATAGATAATTATTATTTCTAATAACAACGGATTGAAATCCAGCCTCATATATTTTATCAGTAGGAGTTCTCTTATCACTTTTTAAATATGGAAGTTCACTATTACCATCCGCCTTATTGAACAATGGTGATATACTCCTAAAAGAATTGATAGTTCTACCTTTCTCATCAACTCTACCCACAAATTTACTTAAAATATTATCTTCAAAAAATCCCCAAGTCACATAAGGTCCTGCCTTTACGGTACTAAACCAATTGTCATGAATCATTACTAAAACACCAGGTGGTTGTGTACCATCACTCTCTGACCAATTTTGTACATTTGCCTTTGATGGTTTTTTGTTTTCAGCCGAATCGAGTAACCACAACCCCCCTTCAGTAGACATACTATATAAAACTTCTTTTAATGCTGCTGCAAATTCTTTCATTGTAGGTAAAGGTTGATTTTTACCTTTCTTTGGTACACCAGTTCCAGATATGTCTGCACTAAGAACATTAACACCTCGTGCAACAATAGTCGTGGTTACATCAAACCCACCATCATCTCGTAATGACCATTCCCAATTATTAATAATACCAGCCATACCATCATAATCTCCACCCAAGTCAAGTATTGTATTTTGTAGTTTTGAATAAGCCTGTCCGTTTACCATTTCTTCTTGACTAAACTTTTGAAATTGTTGTACTTCTGGTGTATTCCATCCCCATTCTAATAATACTCCCATACCATGTGACATAAAATGTGGAGTAAATCTTTCTAAATCTTCAAAACTCCAGCAAGTCCAATTTATGGTTGCCTTTCTTAGAGCTGATAAACCACCTTCGTATGAAACGGTAATATCTTTTATTCCTGGTATTGGTCTACGAGTTTTTGGTTCAGTACCAGTTTGCGGAGCAAATACTCCACCACCCTTATCACTCTGTAAATATAACTCATCAAATCCAAACAATGGATTTTTGCTATCTGCATTAACTTCACCACCCATTATCATTGTGGTGTTCATTCCTTTTGCCTCTTTACCGAGTTTATCCAAAGTACCATCGACAGGAGAATACATTCTTACCCAAGTTGTTTTTGTATATGTATCTTTTAATCCACTTTGAGGATCAAGCATATCTCCATCATAAGTCCTTGAAACGGCTTCACTCTTACGATGTAATGTTTTTCTTATTTTTTTATGAATTGGGGCTAAATTTATCATAACCTTTACACATCTTCATTTATTGCTCGTAAATCACTTAGTATCTGTGGAACATTACTTGGTATTCTTATCTTTTCATCTGGTTTTAATCCAAATGAACCATCACGGATACCATTTGCCTTTGCTATAATCCACCACAAAGTAGAATCACCATAAAATCTATATGCTATACTTTCCATTCTATCACCATCTAATGGATATATAAATTGGTCACCATCCTCTATTTTTATTTGAGGATAAAGTGTTGTTTTTTGCACTCTATTGCCAGTATTTTTATCTATTTTAATTCCTGTGAATCTATATCTACTCATTAGCGGCACCTATTTTACTATAAAAGTCATTCCATTTATCAGGTCGGTCACCCATTTCTCCTGTTTCTGTACTATATGGTTTTAACCAAGTTTTGTCTTTTCCACCGAAGTCATAATGTATACCTTGTGATGCTAATGGATGTTGTCCTATGTGTGCAAATTCACAACTCACATTTATTACCTTTGGTAACTGAAACCCATCTGTTATTTCCCAAGTAGATTGGTCCTCTACTTCAACACTAAGACCACTTAAATATCCTGGAACTTCATTGTACATATCACCTATTGTTAAGTTTATAAATGGTGATTCCATTCGTTTACCACCAGCCGATTGTGGATTCCAATGAGGATAGGTTAAACCTACAAGATAATTTAATTTTTCCCACAATATCGGTAATTCTTGTCGTGAAGTTGGTGCAACTATAAAATTGAAACTTAATGCCCTATCAACTCCTTGATAAACATGAACATTATCAGGTCTACCAATGTATCTTTCCGATGACCACTCAGGTGAAAGTGTTTCACTTATTCCACTAAGTGTTGCTCTAAATATAATATATTTTTGATTTACCATATCATAAAATTTAAATTTTACAAAATCAGGTTGAGCTGAATCTTCTCCGTAAGGTGTCATATTAATTTTATCTTGAAGATCACCATTATAACTTGTAACTTTATCATCAGCCATTGCTGCTGGTTTTATCTTACCCATCAATTGTTCATCGTATACCGCCATAACACCAGGTTGTCCAGGATTACCTAACCTATAAACTAATTTATTTTCGGATTTCCTTTCTTCGGATATTTTTTCAAATAAAGCTTTACGGCGTGAATCTTCTTCATCCGTTTCTCCACCACTTAACCATTGTTGATTATATCTTTTTGCACTACCTTCTCCCAAATCCCCATAACTCAATGTTTTGTATCTCTTTAATGCTTCTTTGGTACCAGTCGGTGAGTCTTGAATATCTTCGTTATTACTTTTCTTAGTAACAGAAGTTGCTGGAACACTAATTACCGCTGGTTTGTCATTTATAGCAACATCTGGATTTTGTTCTATACCAGGTGGTGCATTATCATCTTGAGTTATCTTTGTCTTGACTACGGTTGGAATTTCTTGTTTTTCACCATCAATATCAACTTTTAAATTTTCAAATTGAGAACCATCAGGTGGTCTATTTACCTCTACTTGTTTTGGTTGAATTAGTCCAGCCTGAGTACCTTTTTTGGTAGGTTCACTTCTTACATTTCTCTTATCGGGTACTTGTTCTGTTTTGGACACCATAGTTAATCCACCAACTGAATCTCCGACATCTAAATCTGACCAATCGTAAACTCCTGTTTCTGGATCACCATCACCCGTACCTGGTATTTTACCCCAATACCCTTTACTATCTGAATAAGATATGTTACCATATCGTTTTGAACCTGCAGGTCCATATTTATTTCCAACAAACTTCATACCTTCTACCGATGTACCTACGAGATGGGTGGTAGACCAAGTAAAATCTTTATAATCAGAAAGTTGTACTTTTTTATTTCTAATTTCTCCTGTTCGAGTCGTCAAATTGACAGACAAAGAACGAATATTTTTTGCTGTGGTAGGTGAGTCTAAATTATTATATGGTAGACTAAATTCAAGTTGTGGTTCTGAATCATCATTTATAGTTAATCGAGATTCAAGTGAATAAGTATTATCTTTATCATATAAATCACTTCTCCACCTCCGTCCTCTTTTTATTCTAATACGAGTTTTACTATTCTCTATCATGTATCCATTAAGGCTCAATGTATCTCGACCACCAATTGATACAACTGGTCCTTGACCACTAAACGAATGAAAGTATCTCTTTTTATATATTGCGAAATCGCCGAGTTGAATTGTTCCCTTTTGAAGTCTTTCTTCTCTTGTACTCAATACACCTAATTTATCTTGAATTTTATCTGGTATCTCAATTGGAGCATAAGCATTAGACCTATCGTATAAATCACCTGTATAAACCCCTTCCTTTGCCAATCTTAGTTCTGAAGGATAATTCTCAGATAATGGATTATATATTAATTGTTGTGTAAAGTCAAGTTGTCCAACCTTATCAGTTGGAGTCAATCGGTTATGAATCGGATTTAACGGATTACCAATATTTACAAAATTAACATTTCTTAAAACTTCAACTTTATTGGTGTCTTTATCTACACCAAAATTACTATTAGTATTACTATTACCAAAATAAGGACTATCAATATCGTCTGAATTACCTTCAAAAATTTCAGGTTTGATTACTGCATCTGTAATTGCCGCTGATGGATAACCCACATTAGTACCAGCCTGTCTGATACCTTCTTCGGTAATGAACATTTCCGTGAGTGGTGAACCAGCATATCTACTAGCCAATATACCTGATTTATATCCAGCTTCAGGATTTCTTGCTGGAATAATTGGTGTTCCATCTGTCGTGGTGTATCGTTTATTTCTATTGTACTTATCAATTCCAACTATATTTCTTGAAAATGCGTTTATATTTCCACTTCCACCTGCAGTTAAATCAAATCCTATTTCAGGTAGAGCTCCGAATGATACCTTACCACCAGCTCCTGGTACCATAGCCGTCACATGGGCTAATGTAACTCGTCTAGCAGTTTGAAATGCTATCTTACCACCTTGTAATGCAGTCTTTGGATCCGTTAAGGCGTTTCCATATCCAGTAAGTATTGATTCTTCTCCACCACTACCAAGTGCATCTTCATAAGTTCCACCATCAAGATGTCTGTCCATATGAACGATTGGTGCTATTGAACCTAATGATAATGGATTATAAACTCTTGTTTCAGGTCTTGGATTTAATAATTGTAATCCATATTGTTTAGCAACAAAGAATATTCCTTTTGTTGTAAGTGCAAATTTACCAAGTCTAACCGCGTCGTGTAGAGTTCTTGAAACCAATCCTGTAAATCCTGGTGCCCCTCTTGTGATATCACCTACTGCAGAATCTATTTCATTTAAAAATCCACCAACCTTTGAAAAGAATCCATCACCATTTGGTTTATCAAATCCCCAAGTGTTTCCAATCGGTCTTAAAATAAATGGTTGGTCAAATCCAACTGCACTATCGTCTCTGGCTGGAATATTGTAAGGTAGTCTATCATCAAACCTATATTCTTTTTGTTCTCCACCGAAAAAAGTGTATATAGTATCTACAAAATTAGAACCATATTTTTGTGGACTCCATTCAGAAAATGGTTTTAATGATTTATCACTTTGAGTGAAAACTTTAAATTCAGGAATAGTTGGTTCGGGTGCATTTTGCATATACATATCACCACGATTAAATCCTGAAATATGAACCGTGTCCATCAATAATCCATCTGTCGTGGCAAATCTACTACTAAATGCTTCTATTGGTGTGGTTTGAAAATCACTTCCGTGTGCCCCCTCTGCTATCTTATCGAGATTAATTGTTGTTTGATAATCTTGTGTAGTTGGTCCTGTTAGGGTAATCATACTCACATTATGTGTAGCAGTATCCGTACCTATCTGACTTGTATAAGATGGTCGTGTCATAAAATCACTATCATGTAAATCAGGTATTAGTGATGTGGTGTTTAATGGTTGTATTGTAAACTGAGTAGGTCCTGTTGAAGTATGCTGTGGGATATTAAATGTTATCTGTGTTTTTGTAAATTCTGGTATATTACTAATTCCACCAGGTGGATTTGTATTTCTACCATCTTGTGGAACTTGATAATTACCACTTGAATCACGATATAAAGAACCTCGTGGAGATATGGTTACTAAACTTCCATAATAATCAACTCCACCACCAACAACACCTGCCGTATCTTGAGAACCTATATGAATAGAACCATCAGTACTAAATTCATTATTACCATAATTTGTATATGTTTTTCTTAACCTATCTCTAATCTGAGTGTGGTCAAATACACCTGCAATACTATTAAAAGGTCCTATTCCATAAACAGATTCGTCATTTGGAATGATATCACCTTGATATCCAATATAAAATCTTTTATTACCAGTAACCGTATATCCTCGAACATTAAATGTCTGTGGATCGTCATTTGGCATCGCTCCTCTCCCCACTCCATCATCAAACTTTGTGTGTTCATCAGAAAGTGGTGGTTGTGCTGGTGTAGGTCCTATTGTTCCACCGAACCTTCCTTCTATCTGTGATTGGTTAGCCCCAGCGTTATCATAATCTGTATATCTAAAATTCGATAAGTCTGTTACTAAGTCTTTTAATGCCATTTATTTTCTCTATTATGCTGTTAATATAGAATCTGTAAAATCACCAGTATTTCTTTTAATTCCGTGTAAGTTTTCGGCCAGAGTACCACCATCACCTAACAATACTATTAATTCGTCTAATTTTTTATTAGTACTATCGAGTTTTAGTTCAACAGGATTTTCAGTAGTTTCAGCAGTAGATGATTCTCCGCCAGTAACCAATCCTCCAAGTGCCCCAACTGCTCCTAATGCCAACAATACAGGTAGTGCTGGTATTAATGCAAGTGCTCCAAGTGCCATAGCTCCCATACTCACTCCTAATGCAGTAAATGCTCCAGCCAATAGGAATATAGAACTGGCCATTGGTGCTAAGGTCTGAATTATCGGTACAAAGGAACTGAATCCTTGTGCCAACATATCAAAACCCTTACCTATTGCCTGTATGGCGACTCCTAATACGAGTAGTGCGGCTGCCATTACCAACATAGCTCCAGCTCCTGCGATTATTGCAAGTGCTCCAACTCCACTCATCATTATTGCTCCAATAGCGGCCAATGTTAGAGTTAGTGCAAGTAATGCAACTCCTGCCTTACCCATATCACTCCAACTTACTTTTGAAAATTCTTGTAATGCTTTTGCTGTAACGAATAAAGCGGCTGATATAATTAATAGTGCCGCTGCTCCACCGAGTGCTTTCTTTGCGTCAAATTTTTCGAACATACCACCAAGTGGACCTCCACCACCTTTTCCGCGTTGAGGAATAGCTGGTTTTTTATTAGCCGTAACTTTCGTTCCAGGTTTTCCACCCGTTGCCGTTTGGCCTCCACCACCAAGCATTCCACCCATACCTTTGAGTTTTCCACCCATTGAAAAAATCATATCTTTTGTACTTTTAAGAAAACCCATGATTCCACCACCCATTAGGTTTGTCCTAAATAATAAAGCTGCACCTGCGGCAAACATAATAACATCACCCAATCCAACACCAAGTACATTTGCTTTATTTAAAAATTGTATGAATTCGGAAAAAAGAGCAAGTATCCCAATTATCGTACCTCCCAATATTATAAATGGTGAAAGAAATGCTAAAGCTAATGGTATGGCTGCTTTAAAGATACCCATGAAACTTGTAAAAACTTTACCCATTTGTTCCATAGCTCCTGTTATTAAATCTCGTCTTTTTCTCTCTCCCTCTGTCATACTATTTAGTTTATCTTGATTTGTAACCATCTTACCTAATTCAGATACACTAACACCAAATGCATCTGCTAAAGATTTTCTCTGTACGACATTTAATCTTTCAAAATCTGCTGCTGTTCCAATCTGTTTGGTAATCTCTTTTTGCATACCTTCCAAATTACCATTGAGTGCCATCTCTCTTGCTTTATCAGTATTAATACTTCTACCGAGTAACATACTTGCTTCCATTTGAGAATTTATGGATGATTCAAAATCTAACAAGCTATCAGCTATCTTTTCAACTGAAGCCATATCTAAACCAAGTTGTCTTGCTGCTACAGCGGCCTTGAATACATTATCTCCACCTTCTCCAGCAAATTTAGCAAATGCCTCACTATTACTTGCCACATCATTCATAATTGCTGCGGGTGCAACTCCACCAGCTTGTGATAGTGCCGCTACTGAACCTAATTGTGAATCGAAAGCTTCTTGACTTGATACACCAACTGCCCCCATTTGAGCTCTAAGTATTCCTAAGTTTTCACCACTAATACCATATAATCCATTTAATCTGGCCATTGATTTTACATTCTCGTTGGTAAGTTGTCCTATCCCACCCATATTATCCATAATACCTTGAGCTCCCGCCTTCACATCTTCTGCACTTACACCAAGAAACTTCATTTCCATTGCTGTGGTGTTAAGGGTATTTTGTAATCCAGCGGCCTCTGTGGCTGTTATTCCAAACTCCTTACGAGTTTCCAACATACCACCATAGAACATTTCTGCTGCTTTCTTTGCTATCATTAAGATTGCAACTACTGCCAGTGCAGGTCCTAACATTCCACCCATAGCACCATTTATACCACCAAAGATTTTCTTCATACTTTCGAAACCTTCTCCCATCTTATCAAACATAATTTGAAATTGACCTCGTGTTACCCTTCCGTTTTTATCCGTCTGATTGAACATCTTAGTCATAGCCAATCCAAAATTCATAGGATTCTTTTTATCAAGAGAATTAGTTATATAACTTTTCATTGTGTCACTAAAATGTTCTGTTGCATCTCCCACACCAACCAACTCTGATGCAAGTTTACCTGCCTTGGTCGATTCCAATAAACTTTTCGCCTTATTCATAGGATCCAGTATTAATTCTGCTGCTGCAGCTGTTTGTGCATTATTTATCCTCTGTTCATTTGCTATTTTTACATTTTGTTTAGCTACTGCATTTGACTCTCTTTGTGATTTTGTAATTTGTTGTATGGCCGTAGTAATTCCTGTAGTATCTTTACCGTACTTCTTTGCCAATTCAAGCTGTTTTTGTAAATCTGGTAACAATCTTTGTTTTACATAATCACCTTGTCTCCGTACCAATTCTTCTTGTTTTTCTGCCTGTTTGGTTAAATCAGAAAATGAATCCTTTCCCATATCATCATATTGGTTTGCTAACTGCTGTGATAAATCTAAATTATCACTCTGATGACTCACCATATCTTGTAAATCTAATCCAGCATTTTGAAGTGCTTGTGGCATATCATCACTTAGTAAACTATTGGCACCTTTAATTCTTTCGTTTAATAGTATGTATTGTTTACCAAAATTATGAGTGGTTTCCAAAAACCCATGAAGAGCATTTCCTTGTTTGAAATATTCTTTGGTTCTTGAGAGGATAGTTTCATTACCCTTTTTTTCCATTTTGAAAAACTTTTTACTTAAATCTAACTTTAATTGGTCTAAGGTCATTTGCTCCATTGCGGATTCAAGTGCTTCCTTATCACCAGTAGATTTTATTTTATTAAGTTCTGCTTGTTTTCTTTTTAGTGTTTCTAATCTCTGAACATTTTTCTGATTGACTTTTTCGCCCATGTCGGCAATAATCTTTTCTTCTTTTTTGATTTTCGCCTTTAGCTCTAATAATTCTTTAGCTAATTTTACATTTTCACGGTCTGCCATTATATTACTTTATGGTTACTTTTCTACCTTTGGTATGCTTTTTGAACACCTTTTCAAAATCTTTAATTGCATTATCAGCCTCTTTTGCTGCCTTTTTCAATCGTGGATTATCATCGAGTGCACTAGCAACTCTATTGAATCTACCCTTCATTATATTATGCATAATTTTTCCGAAGATATTTTCTTGTAATTGTTCTTCTGTTAATGGTTTTGATGAAGCCATTTTCTTCTCCTTTAATAGTACTAATTATGATTTTCTGTTATAAAACAGGATGTTATAACTCATTAATAAATATCAAATATAGAAAAAAAGGTTATCCTCTGCTGATACCAGGTCGTGAAATACCTGAAGATTTTTTACCTTGTTTATCATATGCCGCTTTTTCTTCTTTGTAAAACTGAGATGCCTTTTGAATGTAAAATCGGCGCAGATAGGTTGGCATGTTGTACACTTCTGTGAAATTAAATCCCCCCTTTCCGTGAAAACAGAGTGAGAAGATTTGGTCGTGTATCGCGGGCTTATCTTCTGCCCGCAGGCCAAAAAAACTCAACATCTAATGGGATATCCATAGTCGTATCTTCACCAGTAGTATCGCTCGTGAAGGTAAATGACATATCAACATCAGGTGTTATTTCGGTAAGATGCTCTCTAAGTGCTAATGAATCTCTTGATAACAATTCGTTATCTACAAATTCAACTATCCTCTTAGTAGAATTATCCCCATTGACACTCAAGACTGCCTTTTTCAATCTTGTAGTAATCTCTGAAGTAATTCCAGAATCTTTCTGAAATTTCTTTAGTGCCTTTAATTCGGCCTCTATTTCTTTTTCTTCCTTGTGGGTTAAAAGACGAAATGTGATTTTTGTTTTAGATGCAGGTAATTCAAAATCAAACTCATTTTTACCACCCTTGAAAAGTTTGGTATTGATTTCTTTATCCTTGATTAAGGTTAAATCAAAAGTTTCTTTTTGTTTATCACCCGTAGATGGATCTGTAAGTTGAACTGAATAGTCCTTACCATACCCAAGTACTCTTGTTGCAATCATAATTGCATTCTTATCACCTAATAATAAATCATCAAGTGAAACGTTATCATCTATAATAACTGATTCCAACAACTTATCCAAAACCACTCCTTTTTGAATAAGATTTCGTGAGGTTAAAATATCTTCTTCTTTTGCGGTCATGTACTTTAACTCAATAGTTCCACCTGCCAGTGGTGAATCTTTTGGATATAGTAAGCCTTTAGAAGGTAAATCAACTACCTCTGTTGGAAACCGGCGTTTTTCTTCTGCCATTTTTTGTCTCCTCTGTATTATGTATTTAATTGTATTTTATACAATATAACCAATTTTATAAAACTATAAGGCTGGGTATCGGTTAAAATACCCAGCTAATTTATTTACTTTACTTCGGGATTTGATTTCCCTACAGCGTCTCTGACGGAATAAAGACCGAAAGATGCTAATAGTGTCCAAGCTAATTCAGGTACTTGATCTACAACCCCTGCTGCTTGAAGAACACCAACAACACCAGCTACTACTGATGTCCATATGGTCTTTGATTTCCACCATGCTTTATCTGCAATGACTTCCATAATAAACTCCTTGTATTATTATTAATTTAGAATTGTAGGATAGCGTAATCGTATCTGAGTGTTAGGGTTATATCAACTGGATCAGTTGTATTTGCCCAATCTAAATCACCAAATGTAGCGTTAGTAATAAACGCACCTTTTAGTGTCCACTCCTCTACTTTATCACCTACTGGTCCTAAAACATTAAAAGTTATATCTTTTTTGTAAAAATCTGAGTACCCATCTCTACCAGTAACAGACTCATGTGATAAACGAACCCATTCCATAACGGCTTGTGCTGCTGATGGAACAACAGGATCGTATAAACTAATTTCTAATTCTTCCCAAGCTCCCTTACCTTTAATGTATCTCTTAACATTAATGTGGTCAAGTTCGATTGTTTCAAAGGCTATTGTCGGTCTGTTAGCTGTCTTTATAAGATAAGCTGGTATACCCTCGATGTACATAATGTACCGATTTTTTGTTTTTGGTTCAAACGGTGTGAACATTATCTCACTCGGATCTAATAAGTCTGGCATCTTTATTCTCCATAAATTATATTTTTCTCAACTATAAATATCAAATTATTAAAAAAACAACATAATCATTTTTCATAGTTTTTTTGAAGTTTTATTTCAACCTCATATATAAATATACACGGCAACAAAAAACCCCTCAAAAAAGAGGGGTTATTTTGTTTAGTTAATCTATTGATTAAACTTACGCTGGGAATGTAGCTCCTGTTGGTAATACTACGAAGTCCAATACAATAAATTCAGCGGTTCTTGTAGGTTGGATAAATATCTGACCAACAAGTTGATTTCTATCAATCACATCAGGTGTGTTATTGGTATCATCCATAACTACCTTAAATGCGGATAGACCACTATTTGCTTGTACTGATTCTAAGAACGGATTCACAATATTTAAGAAACGATTTCTCGTTGCTGATGTGTTCTGTTCAAATACTAAGTATCTTGAAGAAGATGCGATAAACTTCTTCAATCTAATCAACAATCTACGAACATTAACCCTATCGAGTGCTGATGGACGACCTTGTAAGGTTTTTTGTCCCCAAACACATACACCTTGACCTGGGAATGAAGCGATTGGATTAACCCTTGCTTCATACAACTCATCTCGTTCATCGTGTGTCAAACGAGTTTGTGCTTCTAATACCGTAGTTAAACCACCACGATTTAGACCAGCTGGTGCGAACCATTCGTGTGCCACTTTATCAGTAAATGCGATTACTCCAGGTAATACTACTGATGGTGGGACCCATACTGGTAAGGCTGTGTTTCTATCAACAATCTTTACCCAAGGATAATATGTTGCTGCGTAATTAGTATCGAGTGCTTGTATAGCTGCTGTTACTGATGATATAGAACCACCATATATGCTACTATCCAAGATATAGAATGCATCACCACGTTCTTCACATTTAGAGATTGCGTGATTTGTAATCTTCGGATGTAAATCGTGGATAACACCAGGTGTTACTAACATATTGATATCAAATTCATCAGGATTACTGATTGCGTTAATAGCTTTCTTATAAGCTACTGCTCCAGCTGCTGTTGCACTTGAAATATCAAACCCTTGTGTATTCGATGCTACTATGTCACTTCCAGTTTTCTTTGGATTAGCAGGATTCTCTCCGTCAAATCCACCTTGAAATGGAACAACAAACTTTCTCTGTTTGATGTTAGATAAGATAAGTGTTATCTTTTCAGTACCATCTGAGAATGTAGTTCCTGTTACACTTGCATCTGCACTACCATTAATATCTTCAAGACTCATAGTCACATGACTACCAGCTCCTGCGTTATTTGGTAATGGTGACAAATACTGATTTGCATCTGCGTTACCAAAATCATGACCAAATAAAATATTGTGGTCAAAAGTACCTTGTGCATTAGACTGACTCTGATTGAACGCCCATACTGGTATGTCTGTTCCTCCAGGTGTAGGATTAGTTATTGCTGCGTGTCCCATAGGAACAAGAGATTTTGGTATAGAGTTTTCGGCAATATCACCAAAATCTGATAGGTAAATATGTCTTGACCTATTATCCCAATCACCATTGTAAGTGAGTTTACCATTAGCATCTATTGTTACATATCTATCACCAATTCTTCTTGCAAAGTAATTAGGACTTGTTGGATCTAAATTTAGATTATCAAATTGTTCTAAGACATTATCCTTAGTCAAATTGTTATCATCTAATCCAGTCTGTCTAACTTGTAATGAAAATGAACCATAATCACTACCTGCTATTGTACCTGCCTTCTTAACACTTAGTATAGCAATCTTGAATTTGTTATTCACATTTGTACCATGTGAACGAGTATTAACTTTAAATAAGTTATATCTCGATTTATTAACTAATTGTGATTGTATAAAAGGTGTTGAAGCGTGGTTATAAGCTGCTGATGTAAAATCAACTGCATTATATGAAGCACTTACAATCGAAGCAGTTGTATTTGTTAAATCTGTCGTGTATGTACTTGTCAAATTACTTTGTGCATGTTTGAAGTTTTTATACAAGTAAATTGGTACGGTTGATGTTCCTGATTTTTGTACTTGTGGATCACCACTTAATGCTACATCGATGTAATCTGCACTTGATGTGTTGAATGAAACCGTAGCTGAGAATGCCGTAACACTCTTTGCTCCAAAGTTACTTCCACTTGCGGTCAAAGTAAATTTAGAATAAGCTCCAGTACCAACCGCAGGTTGTGTTACTGAAACTTCGTTTAATCTTACAGTTCCATCTGAACCACCTCTTGATGGTGCTACAACGGCCATAGTTTGAGTTGTTACACCAACTTCTGATGCTGCACCCACACTACCCGTTAAGTTAATTTGTACTAAATCAGCAGAATATCCACCTGTATTAAGAACACGAACTATTGTTACGGTTCCTGCACTTCTTAGGTATTGTTCTACTGCGTACGGCGTGTATATATTTTTGTCCGTAGATCCAAACATTTCTTCAAACTCACTAAAATTACTTACTATTGTTGGTACAAAAGCAGGACCTTTTACAGTTGGTCCTACAATTGCCGCTCCAATAGCTGCAATTCCAGCAGGTAGAAATGATAAATCACGTTCTCTCGTAAATACACCCGGACTTACGATTCGTTCTGCCATTTATTTTCTCCTATTAATGTTATGATTTAAATAACTTTTAATCCCATGTAGGGATTTAAATATTTAATATAAATATCTTATAACTTTCCCAAACGATTGGTTTGGGGGAGATTATTTTAAGCAGTTTCTGAAGGTGCAGTTGAAGTAGGTGTAAATACACCAGTCTGTGGATCTAATGATCCAGGTCCGTACTTTTCATTTAACTGCTTAACAATTTCTTGTTCCTTTTCTTGTAAAGAAACATAATCTTTTTCAAATTGTTCTTCAGTTTTTTCAAGTGCCTCTACTTGTTGATTAAGTAGAATTTTTTGTACTCTCAACTGACCAAATTGTGCCTGTTTTTCTTGGTATCCGTCTTGTAAATCTCGTAGTGCCTTCAATTCATCATCTGTAAATTTTACTTCAGATGTTTGATTTTCTACTTTTTTTGCCAAGTTAGATTCTTCTGTTACAGCCATAACTTTATCTCCTATTTTTGTTGTTTATATTATAACTTATATTATGTATATATATATCAAGTAGAATTCTCTAATTCACTTTTTTCTTGAGAATTTCTACCTCTTGTTTTAATTCTTTAATTGATTCTATCAATAATGGAACGATTCTTTTATAATCTACCCCTAAATAACCATTTTTTCTCTCTACTACAATTTCAGGTAATATTTTTTGAACTTCTTGAGCAACAACTCCAACATCGTGTCCTCTTTCTTGTGCCCATCCAGGTGATTTATCATTCCAATCAAACTCAACTCCTCTAATCTCACCTATTTTATCCAATGAACCTTTAATATTTTGTATATTATCTTTAAGTCTTTCATCTGATGAATTATATGCTACAACATCACCATCTGCTACTATATCACCACTTGATGATATCTGTGCCATAGTAAGGTGAGAAGATATTGAACCACTTACATTACCCGTTGGTATAACATTACCAGTTACGGATATACCAGTAGGTGTGGTTTGAAATTTTGTACTATTGTTATAATTTAAATCAACTGAATTTGCTGCGTTTAAAACCAACATAGTCTTAGAACCAGCTGCATTTTGAAATGTCTGTGTTCCTGACCTATAAAATATATTTCCTGTTCCAGCATCTTTTATGTAACTATTACTACCATCGTGATGAATTTGTAAATCATTTGCATCACCAAAATTAATTTTAGCATCATCTGGTAGTTTTATGCCATTACTTGCTGTTACTTGGTTGAGATGGGCGGTGCTGCCCGATACTACGACTTTTTTCCAATTTGGCATTTAATTTATCTCCTATTGCGGTTGGTTACTTCTATCGAAGCCCACTTCCCATCATCTGCCAAGAGATGGGCCAACATTAGTTACTTATTCTTTACCCAAACACTTCCGTTTTCTTCCTTGTACTTAGAAAGAACTTTATTGACTTCTGTTGGTTTTTTGTCAATTAGAGCATATTGAGTTTTTAATTTCTTTACCACCTCACTTGCCAAATCAATATGTTTTCCAGGAATCATACCATTCTTAATACAATTCATTAAAAACTCTATATCAACCTTTTCAAGTTTGGATATTTCTTCTTCTACTACCTTAGTACCACCTTTACTTTTTATTCCCATGTTATAACCTATTATTTATTATTATGAAGTTCGTATCCAAATTTCTTCTGCGTCTGTTATCCACATTTCACCGACTCCGTATGAACCCGATGTACTATTTGGATTAGTTGCGACTGAACCCGATACCGTAACAACATGCTGTAATGGTGTAACACTCGTTGCTGAAGCGGCTACTCCTTGTGCAACTGCCCATCTTTCATCATCGACATCGTGATATAGTGCTGAACCACTATCTGCTACTGAACCACTTTGTACAACTAATCCACCATCAACATTTGTACCAGCTGAACCAGTTGCTGAGAATATAAAAGAATCTCCAACTGCTAAATTAGTCGTGGATAATGTGGTTGTGGTGCCGTTTATGGTTAAATCACCACTCACTACTGCGTTACCAGTAACTTCAATTCCAGATGTGGTAACTTTTAATCTTTCACTTGATCCGGCGTCGAATACTATGTTATCATCAGCAGTAAAATCGATTGTTGTGTCATTGTTGGCTCTACCAATAATTAATGATGTGTTGTATATTGTCTGAATACCAGTTTGTGCTGATGATACATCTAAATTTTCACTATTATCAGTTAAACCAGTTCCAGCTATATCACTTGCATCAAATGCAAATTTATTAGATGCATTTCGAATACCATCACCTGCGAGTAAAGTAACAAAATCAGCTACGGTTTCTCTTTTAGTTCCACCATCTGCATCTACAAATACTAATTCATCTCCTACTACAGCAGTTCCATCAGGAAATGTTATATTAGTTCCACCACCATGAAACTCAGCGGCTGTTACACTTCCTATTGCTTCTATATCATTACTTGCTGATATAAAAGAACTTGAAATCGTGGATGTTGCGATTAATGTCGTAGTATTTGTTTCACCTGCTACCGTTAGTACACCATCTGCTAAAGTTAATAAATCACTATCATCGGTGTGTCCGATTGTAGTGGCATTGATTACAACATCATCTATATCTAATGAACCACCACTAATTAATCCTGTTGTGGTGATTGCCGAACCACCATTATTAATTGTTCCGAAGTTACTTGTAATGCTTCCACCATCAAGAGCTCCAACACTTGTAATATTTGTTTGTGCTACAGTTTGTAATGTTCCGTAGATTCCACTACTTGCAAATACATCAGAACCAGTTATGTTTCCACTTGAACTAATTGCTGCACCAATTAAACTTCCTTGTGATTCTATATCGTTACTTGATGATATATAAGAACCACTAATTGTTGTTCCAACTCCATCAACAAATGTTAAATCACCACTTATATCTACTGTACCATTCATATCAATGGCAGTTGCTGTTAAATCTATCTCGTTTCCACCTGCTATAGATAATATATCACCATTACTCGATAGATGTTCACCACCAGCGTCATTTAAATATAATTTACCAGCTGATTTAATTAATAAATTAGTACCATCAAATTCTAAATTTGCTTCTGAGTTTACCGTACTTCCGTCTACTGAAGTTACGACTCTATTGTTACCCGAGTTGGTATATGAACTAATGGCTGCTGCCGTAAGGTTCGTGATACCACTTCCATCACCCGTTATAGTGGTTGCTTGTACTCTCCCAAACGAACCCGTTCCAGCAAGTGAGCTACTAATATTACCTGATGCGGTAACGTGATTTAAGTGAGCTGAACTCCCTGAAACTACGATTTTTTGCCATTTTGCCATTATTATTCTCCTATGTATAGAATGTCGTTAATAAATATATACATTCTAAATAATTGTTAATTTTAAGTTGGTGCAGTTTCATATCCAAGAAACCATTCATCAGAACCAGAATAATACATCCCACCAGCTACCGCGGTTGGTGCTGATTCTGATACTGCGTTAAATACTATTACTTTATCTTGTTGAACCTTAAATAAAGTTTGGTTCAAATCATCTGTTAATTTAAATAAATCACCACTTCCTACATCTGAACGAAATGTCCAAGATGAACCAGTAAGTTCATTAGTCCCACTTGTTTCTCTCCAACTTGTAGAACCTATTTCAAGTCCTGTGGATAATGTTTTACCAACATATTGATAAGCAGTCATATAAACATATTCGCTATCACTTGGGTCCTTATCCGCATTTAAAAATTGAACTACTCCAGTTTTATAATCAAATACATAATCATTCGTAGAAACAATATCACCACTATCTAATGATTCGGATGTAGCGTGTGTTGCTTTATAAAGAACTGCCAAATATCCTGGTGTAGAATCTTCAGTTGTAGAAGTGGCTAAAGCTGAAGTTGAATATTTTGGTGATATAAAATTTGTTTCTTGGTTAGAATCAATCAACTGAGCTCCGATTCCACTCGTACTACCAGACGGACTTACAAAAAACCAAACTTCATTATTAGTGTTTGATTTTGTAAGTGAATGTCTATACCAATACTTCATTAAATTTTGACCATTATATTGATACACAGAACCACTATCTGCACTTGAACTAAATGGTAATGCACTTGATGGAATTTTCTCCGCTTGAGTATAGATTTCGGATGAACCTAAATCTAATACATCCGTAAATGCTTCTTGAGCAGTCGTAAAGGTATTGTGAGTATATCTTCTCGAACCTAATAGTCTACTTGACTTTGAACCTGAATCTATTAATCCCATTTCTTATCTCTAACTAAAAGTTAATGTTATGTCATCTAAAGGTGCTGGATCACCTTTATATCTGACGATTATGTAAAGTTCGTTATCACTTGAATCTAAAAACATACCATCTGCATTTCTTATAGGTACGGTATAGGTATTACTTGAAATACTACCACCACTATTTCCATATAAACTTATTGCAGTAGTGAATGGATTCTTATGATTATCATTTGATATATCTGCTTCAATCAAGTTACTTGTTGTTGCTGTCGGGTCATATATTCTTGCAGTTGATAATTCACTATTCGTACCACTTCCCTTTCCTGAACTCTTAAATAATATTGCACATGCTATTCCATTACTTGTAGAATTCCAAGCCACTAATGTTGTATTATTTAAATTTACAGTCATACTTGACTTTGTTCCACTTGTTTGAAATCTTCTAATATAATATTTGTAAGTTCCACTACCATATCCCGAAGGATGCCAATATCTATATGTTCCGCCTGGATCTACCAAAAATCCTGGTTTAACTTGTAAGTCATAATCCCCTAACTGACCTAATGCAAATGTAGTAACCCAAGCTGTTCCGTTAAATTGTTGAACATTATCTGCTAATTGTATTCTAAAATCTTCACCACTAAATGTTTCTGTTGTTCCAGTTAAACTACCACCATCATATCCTTGTGCTCTACCATAACAAGCCATACTTCCACTTGCCAATGGTGCACCAAACATACTTGAACTATGATAATGGAGTGTTTGTGTGTCTAATGACGAATAAGAACTATCTCTATCTCTTGCCCTTACGGTTACGGTAAATGTTGTATCACCAACTCCAGTTTGATTTATATTTTCATCATTACCAGCATCCCAATCTACTGATGCAGATATTATTGCTACATCATTATAATGAGGAACTGTACTTGTATTTCTTGCACTTGAAACACCATTATCATAAATTGCATTTGCAGTTTGTATTGTTCCACCACTTGTAGAAATATTATCATTAGTTATTGATACACTACCCACACCAACACTACCACCATTCATATCTGTTAATGTGGTTGTTGCTGCATACATTGGATTAAACAATCCTGTAATTTTTGTTGATATTTCATAAGTAGAACCAGTTACATAAGGTGCCCCACTCAAACTTCTTGATACAGCAGTTAATGATCTTGTTGTTGTTCCAACATCTGCTAATGAGTTATCTCCTATAGCAGTATTAATTGAGGTTCTTGGTGCGTAAAAATGTTTTTTATCTGTACCATCTTTGAATACATAATCTCCTTGTGAACCAGTTTTTATTCCTACTACCAAGTCTTGAAAATTATAATATCCACTTGAAGATATACTTGAAAAATCATTAACTAAGCTTGGATTAGAACCAGAATATCTTCTTGTTAAAGTACCACTCATATCAGCTCCACCGATATTTTCGAATTTACCATCTTGGAATGCTGCTGGAATTACTGCAGGATTTGCAGATTCTATTTTTGCTAAAGTCAATCCGTTTGAAGTTCCAAAAGTACTTGTTGAATTATCAAAAAATGATTGTGTTGTAAAAGTATTGGAACTTGGTGTTGGTGTTGCTACACTACCCGTATCACTAAATGATTGTGTTGCCACTACTCTAATGAAAAACTCTTGTGCGTTACCACTTGATAATCCACCCAAACCAAATAACTCACTATCAGCTGATGAATTAACACTTGTTGAACCACCACTATTGGAATCAAAATCTATAAAGTAACTACTATTATTGTAAATACTAATACCATCAAAAACTTTTCGACCTGGTCCTGTCCATCCTTTATGTACTAAATAATTTAATGTTGTGTTACTAATAGAAGTATGGTCTTGTGGTAATCTACCATCTATACTGTTTGCAGTTGAACCTAAACTATTATTATTTGTATCTACACTTGCCCAAGTTTTGGTATTTGCAGTTGGTGATGCAGTATCTATTGAATGGCTAATTATCCCCGCCACAAATCTTAAAATTTCACTTACATGAGATGTATTATCAAAATTATTAAAATAACTTCCATCTAATCCCTCTCCCCATTGATTGGAAGTTGGGTATCCATTTTGTATATTATTAGTTTTTATTGCAGTAGATGATGTTAATGCAGTGGTTACTTGTAATGAACCAGTAACTTGTAAATCACCTGTGGTATTTTGGGTTGAACCTGTTGCTACAAAAATACCACTTCCTGCATCAATTCCAGTTAAATTACTACCATCACCATAATATGTACTTGCACTTACCCATTGACTCGAAGAAATTTGTCCTTCAACATATAAATTACTATCGCCCGAACCTGATATATGAACTGCTGTTGTTGGACTTGTAATTCCACCCATTCCAATTTTAGAACCAACTCCCTCAACAAATATAGCGGATACCTTAGCGGCCGCTCCACCACTTCTAAATCCTTGTAAAGTTATATCTGACCTTGCTGAGTTTGCATCCGAACCGATTGTTATAGACATATCATCACCACTACCAGTTGCCTCGAATACATTATAGGAACGATAATTTAATGCTAATTGTGCATTTTTCCTATTGGATGGATGTGATAAATATATACGACTCTTTGGATTTGCAGTAAGAGATTCTATTCGATCCGTTTCTACGGCTGTACCAGCAGTGATTTTTGCTGCGGAAGCAGTGGATTCAAGTGAACCACTAAGAATTGTTTGACCTGGTAACTCTACTCCAAATGAACCAGTAATGTTTTCTGCCATAGTCCTGGTAAGACCAACACCACCAATTCTTAATGTACCTTCATCTACATCAACACTACTTGCAGATATAGTCGTAAATTCTCCACGACCAATTGAAGCAGTTGCAGATACATTTAAAGAACCAGTAATTGAAGCATCACCATTATGAGAACCATCCCATTCTGCGGTTACTCCTGTAATACTACTACCATCTCCACTAAAGGCATTTGCTGTTATTGTTGCAGATACATTTAAAGAACCTGTAATCTGTGTACTACCCGAAACTTTTATATTACCATCTGCACCATCTTCAAGTCTTAATTTTTCATGAGGATTAGAACCATCAAATGTTTGAAAAGATAAATCATTGGTATCAGCAACGAATTCGATTGATGAACCAACTGAACCACCTGAACCTTGAAAATCAATAGCACTTTTTTGATTATTATTGGTTCTTTGTAAAGTAACTACTGGTGTATCAGATTTTATATGTAATTCTGTATCAGGTGATGATGGTGCTGTATCTCCGAATCCGACTCTATTATTCCCATCATTTATTATAATAGTACTACCGATATCCATCCTGTTATTAGATGCCCCTATACCAATATCTTTAGCTGTTATTGTATCTGCTACAACCAAATTACCTTGAACTTTATCTGAAACGACTACTGAACCAAATGAACCAGTTGATGAACCACTTATATTTCCACTTACTTTAATAGATCCAGTAACTCCCGCGCTACCAGAAACTTGTAATGAACCAGTTAAGACACTATCTAATTGTTTTAATCCTAAGAGAGCCATTCAAATTCCTTATATTTTAATGATTCTTGTTGTTTTCTTTCTTCCCAATACAAAGTCATTCCTTGTGAGATATTTTTCTTGTGTACTTTACTCTTTGGTTTCTTCATCTTTTCGATGGTATCCATAGCAAGTTTTCTATCAGATTGAGCACAAGACTTACATACAGCGTTGTTTCCTACTGCACGGTCAAAAGTGTCTTTACGAGTATAATAGATGACTCTATTACAATCAGGACACTTTCGATTTTTTCTATTTTTCCAATGTCTTTTTCTCATACTAATAAATATCACAAAGTCAAAATAGTAGAAGAAAAGTGGAAAATTAAATTAGTTCTTCAATCATTTCCTCAATTTTTTTATTGAGAAGTTTGATTTCTTTTAATCCTTTTTTAATCAAGGTAGGTTTACCTCTGTTGATTCCCGAAAAGACTTTTCCGAGATTTACTTTCCAGCTATCACCATATATTCGTAACATTAAAAACGCTCTTTTTTCATCACTCATCTTTTCATCAATTTTCTTTTCTCGCGTTCTGTTATCTAAGTCTATAAATTCAGCTTTAAAAGGTGGTCTATCCTTATCTGTATAAACCTTCCCCAGCTCTACATCAGTTCCACCCAATCTTTCAAATTCCGTAAGTCCATCTGTCTCTCTACCCTTCATAACAGCCTTAGACCACCTTTTTGGTAAATCTTTAAATGAAGTATCGTTCCATTCAGTTAATAATTCTTTTAGTTTAAGCATTTGAATTACCAGTTTCCTTTCTCACATGCTTTACTACATCATAAATTGATCCGTTACCTTTAAAGGCTATTTTCTTATATGCATCAACCCACATTTTATCACCATCAATTTCTATGTATGCAGTTTTCATACGACCTGTCTTTTGTGTTTCATTATAAGAACGAACCGTTACTCTTGGATGTCCACCTATTGGCCATATTCTATTATACTCTTTATCTCTTGCAGTAATCGACCTATAAGTCTCTTTATATTTTGCCTCTGTTAATAATTCTTTTAGTTTTACCATTTTCTACAACTCCAATAACGAGCTTTATGTCTTGGTCCTGGATTATCACAATTGTGTCTTGCTCTGAATGATTTACGAGCTTTTGGATTTGATTTACGAATCTTCATCGTACCACCTTTAGCTCCACCACCTTGTCCAAAGTTAACCTTAACCACATTACCTTTAGGATTCTTAACATATACTTTAAATTTCTTTGTATCACCTTGCATCGGTTTACCGAGTTTGACCTTACGACCTTGATATTCGGCTTCGACAAGACCATCCATTGTGTATCCCCATCCACCATCTTCGGAAAATATATCATAGGATTCTTTCTTTACACAATTAGGATACATTTTACCAAACATCTTCTTCATACCTTTTTTCTCGTATCCTTTCCAACAAGCTTCCCATAACTTATCACCCATGTTGTTTTCATTTACGGATTCATTAGCTTGTTGAAGTGCATCTCTAACTTTACTATGTAGTGTCATTCCCTTAAAATACCTTTCAATCTTCTTAACTGCTCCAGTCATATCACCACCCATATCATGAGCTATTTTAACTGCCTTAGCAACTTTTGATTTTGGAAACAGAGAATCAAGGAAATCCCCTTTTTTCTCATTTATAGATTCTTTAATCCTTTGAAGTATCTTTGGATCCTCATCACCAAACATACTAATCAATGTATCTCGAATCTCACCTCGTGAATATCTCATCTGTTTTAATTGTTGTTTAGAACTATCAATAGCTCCAAAGATAGGGCCGTATCCCTTTTGTTTTAAAAGTTTTTTGACTTGTGGTTTCATCCTTGTGCGTTCATTAACCTCATCATCGTGTAATGGTTTTATACTTATACCAGGATAATCTTCTTTTGTTTTGTTACCCCAATTCGCTGCACCTACCTTACGACACTTTACCAATGCTCCACTTGCATATGCTGATGGCCATACATCATAACGAGCTTTTACTTTATGATAACATTTATCTTTTTTCTCCACCATATAGTGTTTTGCTTCTTTTACACATTCATCGTGTTGACAATAATTCATTCTGTTCTCCGCTTTCGTTTTTACATTGATTGGTTTTTTACCACCACCTCTTGTAGATGATGTTCCACCACGACCAGCTTTGTTTTGTGCGGCCCTTTTTCTACGAGTAGCACTTGCCTTTTGTTTTTTAGTCATATTGGCAGCTTTAGATTTAGGAACACACTTAGCATATCCTCTTTTTTTACCACTTGTACCACAAGGTGGATGTCCACCGCCTTTTTTCTTCTTACCTATATTCACCCATTTGTCTTTAAACCACTTTCGTAGGTTTTCATTAGCAACATTTCCACAATGAATACAAGTATTATCTGATATGATTTTATTTAAATTCATTTTAACTTCCCTTTGATATTATTAAATATCAAATTACCTACTTTTTCACCAAATTTAGTATCACTTGGAAAGTGTGCCCTTGCCATTAATCGAGAATTGGAAATCATCTTTCCTAATCTGTTAAATTGTTTCTCGTGAGTTGGATACATTTTACCAAAAACTTTAGATATAAAAATACCTTGTGTGGAATGACCACTTGGATATGATGGTGTTTTTGCACTATCTAAATTGTGTATTTTAAAATCAGGTATGTTATAAAATTCACCTAATTGAAATGGTCGTGGTCTATTGTATTTGTATTTTAGTTCATAAATAATACGACCACTATCTTTAATTAATTCTTTTATATATTCTTTTGGATAATTTAAAGAATTTTCTTCACAATAATTTTCGAAAACCTTTTCTATATCATCACCTTCCATAACTACATCATTTGATATTTTACCATCATTATAATTTAACAACCAATGTAATTCATCAACAGTAACTTTACTTGAATTTGTTGGTGGTGGATTGTGTGGAATCATAGGATTATGAATATGTTTTAAAGGCCTATCCATCTTCTTCTGATGTTTAGGTTTTATGGATTCACTATACCTCATCCTATCTAATTTTAATAATTCTTTTAATTTAAGCATTAAATTTTCCCCATGCCTTTACTTCATCATCATTCTCTAAATTATACCCTAACGAATTAGGATCGATTATTAGTAGAAATGTACTACCACTTTGTTGTATTGTTAATGCATCATGTTCCATAATTTGTCCATTGTTAAAAAATAAAAAATCAGTTTCACTTGTTGCCGTTATACCATCAGGTGCAGATGCAGATAAAGCTGTAAAACTTGCTGTATTATTAAGTATTGAAGTTGCACTTTTATGATAATTTTTTCTCAAGTAGGGTGCACTTGCAAATGAACCTACATTTGTATCTGCATAAAGTTTTGAACCACTTTCTGTTAATAAGGCAGTAGTGCTTGAATCTGATAGTAAAACATCATTCGATATTTCACTAACTTCATATCCATTCAAATTAAACGAACCAGTCATAGTAACACTACCACTAAAATATTGTTTATCGGTTGTATCATTACCAAATATATTCGAACCTGATAAATATGTTGTACCACCAGTTTGAGTATCAGCTGTTAATGAATCATAAGATAATGCACTACTTGTCACACTACCTGTAACAAAAAAATTTGAGGTAACCTTTGTTGTACCCGTAATACTTACCGTTCCATTTACAATACCACTATCTGAATAAGAAGCTCCACCGAGATTCATACTCGAAGTAATTGAATTAAATTGAACATTTCCTGTTGTACTGACATCATTTCCGATAGAAATTTCTTGTCGTACTTGTTCTGTTCCAAAGTATCCAACTCCACTATTTGAAGCTGTTACTCCTGTACCACCTGTTATTGTTAGTGGTTGTCTTAATCTTGTTGCCATATCTAACCCTAAGAGTTAAATTTACCCCATGCCAATATCTCATCATCACTTTCTAATGCATATCCGATACTACCCGTATCCACACCTAAGTAAAGTGATGCACCTACTTGTTGTATACTTATAGCATCATGTTCCATATATTGACCATTGATAAAAAATATAAAATCGTGTTCGGTTGTTGATGTCATACCATCAGGTGCAGATGCGGTTACCGCTGTAAAACTTGCCGTACTGGCATTTATCAGAGTATTGGATATCTTTACAAATTGTTTTCGTAAATAAGTTTGTTCATCTGCAGAACTTAGACCAGATATATATGATTTTACAGCATGTTCGGTAACGAGTGAGGTTGCACTTGAACCAGCAAGACTTGTATCGTTTGATATCTCATCAACTTCATATCCATTAAGTGATAGTGAACCACTCGTCATAATACTACCAGTAAAATGATGTGTATCTGCTAATGCATCACCAAAGAAGTTTGAACCTGTTGATTGTATTATTGACTCGGATATAATCTGAGTGTGTAAATTTTCAACTCTAAGGTTACCATCTATACTTAAATTTCCTTGAACATTTACATTACCAGTTGTTGATACCGAACCTGTAATTGCTAAATCAGAAACTATACCACTCCCATCAAATAATATTGGTGAAGTTGTACCTATTTTGGCCAAAGATGCGGTAACTTGTCCGAAAGTTACATTTGCATCTGTTCCTACTGCCTGTGGTAGTGAGATAGTATGGGATACGGCGGTTGTTCCTGTAAAAGATTCTCCGTCATTAGTAATTGAAACTCCTGTTCCAGCAGTCAATGTAAATGGATGTGTTAAAGTTACTGGTTGTGTTTCATTTTGTGATACTGATTGTGCATCTGGAAAAGCTTCTGCACCTTGTAATTGTTCCATTAGTGGTGCAATAGGTGTATCCACTTCATCTTTTATAACAAGTGTTTTAGGTGTAATGAATTTTTGCATCGTATGAGGACCTGATAACTCGTTGTAAGCTTCAGGAATCAAATACCCCTTTAATGTAACACTAAATTCTGTTTTTACAATTCTCTCTTTATCAGTAACTTCTGTACTATCCGTAAAACTATCTATGTTTGTTCTAAATTTCATCTTACCAGGTTCACCCCAATATGCCCCTTCAGACCAATTTATTCGTTCTACTAATTTATTCATCTGTTCAATGTAGTGTGTCCAAATAATAAAATCATATGTTATTACCATATAATCAGGTACAGCAACATTGTAATATTCTCGTTGTGGTATCATTCCTTGTTGTACGGAGAATGCATCATATCGATTTGCGTTTGTATATTTTCTTTCAAACTGCCAATGTAATTTTGGTTCTTCTGGATCTATCTTATCGACAGCTATAGTTTCATCTTTTGACATTCCTGTTCTTCTAAATGCTATAACAGGTAGAATAACTTGTCGTTTCTTATCCCTCATAAAACCAGTATTTTGTATAGCGTACCATCTCTCAGGTGAAGAATACATTATAGGAACTTTTACAGTTTCACCATTATCTACCACCGTAGGTTTAACAACCTCTGTAAAATAATACATTATGGCAGAATCTAAATCCATTAATGAAACGGATACATCTTGTACATTATCAGTATCTCGTTTGTATTGTCTTGCCCTATTTAGATTACCTCGTGAAGTATCACTTCTATGTTTTCTTGGTAGTGGTTTATTTCGTGCCATTAAATACTCCTAACTCTTTCAACACCGAGATTAGAAAATCTTATTCTATGTGATGTACAAGAAACCGTCCAATTGTTTTCCTGTATACCACCAATTAATTGGTTTTCATTTACAGCATTTATTTCGAAATGTGCCCAATTCCATTCAAATATATCACCAAGTTCTGGAACTAAATTCAAATCAATAAGAGTTTGTCTTAGTATATGAAATGTTGCAGATTGTTCTTCATCTGGTCCAAATTCATCATTATTATAATCAAAATCTGCAGCATCTATTAAACAAGAAAATTTAATTCCTGCTTTAAATCTTTTACCACCACTAGCCTCTCCGTAAAGATTAGTCATGGTATCTTGAACTGATACCTTATAAAGAACTGCCTGTTGATTTATTATTCCATCTTTACCACCTTGTAAATCTCCAATCAGTTCCTTATTTACCCGTTCAAAAACATTTAAGTCTCTTTGTGGTAAAAATCTTCCTGCCATAATATTATCCTATATAAATTGGTAATGGAACTTTATTTAACTTTTCTTGTAATCGTGTTGATTCTTCACTATCGGCCTCTAACATCATTTTCCTACTTGATGCTTCAAGATTTTCTCGTAGTTGTGTTACTAATAATTCCTTTTCGGTTGCGGCTTCATTTCTCAAAGTATCACCATCTAAAGTTGTTTCGGCATTTGGAACAGGAATACTACCATACTTACTCCTAATCATACCAAGTAATTCTTTACTTAAAGCTAACCCATATTTTCTAATCCATTGTAAACCAACATCATTTATGAATTTATATTCCATATTGTCATAAGGAACATTTGAATAATCTGAAACTACATTTGATGTTTCTCCGTGTGCAGTTTGTAATGGATTATCTCTATCTTCTTTTAAAATATATTCAAACCACAAATTATAAGTGGATGTTGGATTAGGAAATATTCTAATTTTATTATTTCTTAATTCAAAAGTGTGTGTTGATTTTCTAACTTGGTCGTTAAATTCAATTGCTTGCATTCTTAACATATCTGCGTATATTGGCATCATCATAAATTGAACGGCTGGTGTCATATTACCCCAACCAAAACCATCTAACATATTGTAAGAACCTGCTCCTGTTCCTGCATATGGATCAAAATATCGTTGAACTGCTGGACTTGCTTCGTAATAAACTCTACGAACTTCTATTGCCTTTCCACTTTCTGAAACATCTGCAAATAATGTATTTAAATCATAAACTTGTGAACCACTATTAACACTAATTGAACCACTCTTATAATCTATTGTTCCACCTACTCCAGCCTCTGTACCATATTGTTCTGACATTCTGATACTTTCTGCAAAATTAGATGTTACTCGTTTATGAGTTACATTTGAACCCGTTGAGTGTCCTCTTAATGATAATAAATTTTCTCTTATATTGAATTGATTAACTTGTGAGGAATATTCTGTAATTGCTTCCTCAAAACAAGCATAAAATTGAGAATCTTGTAATTCAATTGCCATAATTGGATAACCAAGTCTCTTTGCACACCAATTAGCAAATTTTGGTGAATCTGATTGAAATGTTGTGTCGTTGTCGTATAGTGCAAATGGTGTATTTCCACTAACTGCTGAACCACTTCCTGGCCATATAGCTTCCATATTATTCTCCTAAAGGATATTCTTTGTCATCTATAAATATAACGGCAATAAAAAAGGGGAGAAATAAATCTCCCCTCTTTTATATGATCTACTGATTAATTACAATTTAAACAAATTGTGTATCAGCGACGATTACTTTACCATAGAATTCAGGTCTTACCATCTTCTTAGCGTATCTTGTCATCACACCTTTTCTTGGTGTAAAGTTAACAGGATCGTAAACAAGAGGAGTCATGATTAATGGTACATATGGTGCGTATACAGCTCCAGTTTCAAGGAAGTTACTTCCTCTGAAACCCATAAGGACATCGTTTTCTAACATATAAGGGTTCTTATAAACCGTATATCTGTTATTCAATGCACCTACTTTTTGTACACCCATTGCATATGAGTTATTAGTCGCGTCACCATCGGTATCAGCGGCGTATCCAGGAATACTCTCTATGATTGTAGCTGTTTCAGGTGAAATCACTATGAAATTAGCTCCACCACGTAGAGTTTTCTGATGGATTGCGTTGGAAACAGACTGCATCTTGTTACCAAGAGTCTGGAACCACTCACCTTTAGTGTAAGCGTTAGAGTTACCACTAACTTCACTAAAGACATTGCTTACTGAATCAAACTCAAATCCAACTTTAGCTGACCAATATTCGTGTTTTGCATTTGCGTTTTGCTTCAACATATCAAGGATTTCCAAATCAATTTCCATTGAGATGTACTCACTTAACATTGAAGTCAATTCAGCTTCTGCATCAACACTATGATAAGCGTTAAGGTCTTGAGCTAGTTCAGGAGTCCATATTGCTTTTAACTTACGAGTCTTAGCAACAATAGATACTGAACGAAGTGCGATATCGATTTCAGGAATATCTACATCATCAGCACTGTTAGGTGCAGGTGTTGTAAATGAATCTTGTTCGAAATCACCACGAGTGATATCAGTTGGTTGTGAATGGTACTTAATACCAACACCACTATTTAATTCACCATCACCAGTCTTAAAATAGAAATATACATTAGTATCATCATAATATGTATAAGCTGGGTAGGTTGCTGTAATATCAGATCCACTTAGTACAAAAGAACGAACACCTTCAACATCAGGGTTAGTAAAGTTAGACCTTGCGACCGTACCTTTAATAATCTGATCAGATGCTGTTGTTGCAATTGATGCGGATAATGATTGTTCAAATTCTACTTCTTTCCAAGAAGCGGATGCTACGGTTGGTGCTATCGTTGCAGTTGCTTGGTCATTGATTGAATATCCAAATTTACCTGCTCCATATAAACCACCACTAGCGTCTGCGTTAGATGCTGAAGTATTACCATGAATGAACGAGTTCTTGTTATGATTACCAGTTTGGGCTGTACCATACTTGAAATCAAGATAGAATATAAGACCACTTGGTAGGTTCATAGGTTGAACACTAACAAAGTCTTGAGCTGCTAATTCACCAAAGATTCTACGAACCAATGGTAAAGCAACACCACTCCATTCTTCTGAATTCGAAGCAGTACCAGTCTTTGATGATTCATCAATTAACTGACGTGCCTGATTTTCAAGAAGAACAGCCATTCCATGCTGTTTGTTTGTATCGGTAAGACCTTCAAGTAGTCCAGTAGGCTCCCACTTACTGACTAACTTTTGAGTCTCTGCCAAACGGCTTCTCTGAGAATCGTATGATTCCATCAAATTTTCGATGGAACTTAAATTGTCTGCCATTTTTTTTCTCCAAAAAAATTGTTATTAATTACTTTACTATTACAGAATATTAGCTAACTTCTGAAAGCGTTTCTTCATATCAAATCCTTCTTCAATCACTTGTGGTGATGATTTAGGTTTGGTTGAAGCTACTGCTTTAGAGGCTGAACCTTTACTCTCTTTAATTGGTTTAGACTGCTTTGCGGTTTTGCTACCAAAAGATTCTGCCAAAGTTGAAAATACCAACTTGACTTCTCTAAGGTTTTTAGCTCTATCGAAAGTTTCCACCACTTTTAACTTCTGTTCGTTATTTAAACCGTGTGCACGGAATAATTTGTTAGTAAACAAGAGTTTAGCATTAAGTAGATTAACTTCATTCAATTTTGAACGAAGATACTTAACAACATTGCGATGTTCATTAAGTTCAGATGTGAGTTTAGAAATTGCTTCGTCTTTCTTTTCTGCTTCTTCTTCATCTACATCATCATCACCTTCTGAAAGTGCTTTTAAGATTTCTTCAAGGTCGATGTCTTTGTCATCTTCTTCATTGACTTCTTCCTCATCTTCTTCTTTAATTGCACGATACTTTTGCCCATTTACTTCAACTAAGTCATCAACTACTTCAAGATTGTCATCTTCTTTTCCAGATTCAGAATCACTTCCTTCACCTTCAGGACCTTGTGCTCCTGTTTTAGACGAGTCATTTGCTTCATCATTGACTTTGTTATCACCAGCACCTATATCGGAAGATACATCATTCTCGGCTAATTCAGCTTCATCAGCTGTTTTAACTTCGTCTGAATCATGTCCGTCACCGACTGCATTTTCATCATATTCTTCATTAACATCGTCATCTTCACCTTCATCGGCTTCATCTTCGAGTTCTTTAAGAATAGATTCGAGGTCGAGTTCATCTTCATCAACTTCTTCTTCCTCTTTATACATTTCGTCAGCATCTTCTTCTTCTTCCTCAGATACTACTGGGGCGTACTTTACACCATTGATTTCAATCACATCTTCTTCACCTTCATCAGCATCGTGTCCTTCACCTTCATCAGCATCAGCGATTTCATCGGCGTCCATAGCCATTTCATCAGCATCAGCGATTTCATCGTGAGGTGCATCTTCTTCTTCATCAGCTACAGCTATTTCATCAGATGGTTCTTCACCAACTTCTGGCTCTACTGCCACTTCAGGTTCTTCTTCTGCAGGTGCTTCAGGTGCTTCAGGTACTTCTTCTCCAGCCATTTCATCTTCATCATGAGGAGTTTCCTCATCTTCGATTTCAGACTGAATCTTCTTTGAAAGCATAGATTGAATCCTTGGAGTAAATGCTTCTTCAAGAGCTATTTTAGCGTTTGCAAGTGCGGTCTCTCGGACTGCTTTAGCATCTGCTATTGCGTCTTTTAAAAGATCATCCATTATTTTTCTCCTAAGAGTTTATCCCAAGCATAAAAACTTGGAATGGAATTAATAAAGTTATTAGGAACTTTAATGTGGTTTACATTAGTCGGTATATCGTATGCGATTGAACGATATATTCTTGTGTATATAAATATATAAAACTTAGAAAAACGGTTATTTTTTGTATTGTAATCGTTCTTTCTTAATTTTTTCTTTTAGTCCTGCTGTTGGTGGTTCTCCACACCAATCTGGATTCATTTGGTGTTGTTTAATCCAATTACGAACCTTTCCCAACTTTCTCTGTTCTGACTTTTTTGCTGATGGTTTTTTATAGTATTGTCTTTCTCTCAACTCTACCATTAAACCACTATCTTTAATTTTTCTTTTTAATAACCTAAGAGCGAACTCTACATTATTCTTTTTTACTTTTACTTCCAAGTAACCTCCGTTTTTTAGTCTGTTTCTGATTTTGCAGAATAATTTTTATCTACATAATTGAAAAATTTTACTTTTTCATCATCATCAAGTTCATCTGGTGAACTTATATTAAATTTTTTCATTGCTGACTGAAAGAAATCTTCGTAAGAACCTTCTTTTACTGTGTCTGCCTCCACTCCATTACTTTCGTTAGTATCAGTAGGATTAGATTCATTAATTTCATAATATCTACCAAGAATATGTCCCATATCTTCATATAGACCACTCATTCTTTCTTGTAATGCCTGTGCCTCAGTAGCAACTTTCTTAAATTGACCAGAGAGACCAGTTAGTTCTTTCATATTACGATTTACCGTGATTTTATCAAACCAATCTTCGGTTTCTTGTAAAGTATGTTGTTTTGCAGTTTCTGCTAAACGAGAAAGTTTATTTGCTAATTCTTTAAGATTACCTTCACGATAAATCTCATTACCATAGGAATTGTATTGTCCAATTTCTTGTACAAATTCCTTTACATTTACTTTTTGAGTAGATTGTCCGTAAACATCCTCTACTATATCAGTAAGTTTTGTGGAACTTTTTTGTGTTCTAAATCCCATATTGAGATTTGAGAATGCAGGTTTAGATACGACTCCACCTAACATTGCGTTTTCTTTAATTAAATCTTTTAATTTAGCCATTTTTGATTCTCCTTAATCAACTATAAATATATACTAACTGAGTTTTTTGTCTTTTGAATATCTTCTAAATCCATCACGAACTTTGTTCCACAATTGTTGTAGAAAACCAAGTTCTCCGAAATGTGTTCTACCGGCGGGTCCTTCTTTTAAACCTCTTGATATATCCATTGCAGTATATTTACCACCCTTTACACCATTCATCATAAGTTTAATAGATTGTTGTGATGCTTTACCTAAATGTTTTGACATCTTTTTAATGTCTTGGTTAACAAGTTGTCTTGCCTCTGATGAACTAAATGGTTTCATCTTCATAGGCATAGCTTCATCTACTGTTTCACCTACCCATTTGGTTGCAATTTCGTTATACTGACCACTATTCATCAACCTATTCATTAACCTTGTAGCTGATGATGCTGTTTTAACCACTTTAATACTTTTACCTGAATGGTTGTCAAAAACTTCCCACATACCTGGTTTGGCTGATTCACCATTTCTTACTCTAACACCCTCTACAATTGTTTTTATGGTTACACCCTCTTGAAATTTATCCTCTAATCCGTCTTTACCATCTAAATAATTAAAAACACTCTGTAAGTAATCTTCTGCCTTAGTTAGTTTGGATTGAACCCAAGCTGGAAACTCAACTCCCTTACCCTTATCGACATTCTGTATCATATTGTAAATCATCTTAGAATACTTCATAGATCTTTCCAATTGTGATTTTGCCATCTTACCTTCGTGGTCTTTTATTTCTTTCATCTTTTTTTGTTCTTTATCTTTCTTAGAGTTTTTCTTTCTTACATCCTTTAACCCACCTAATAATTCATCACTATCATCTTCATCAT